TCCTGTTTAATTTCTTCCTTTTTCTCTTCTACTTTTTCCTGTTTAATTTCTTCCTTTTTCTCTTCTACTTTTTCCTGTTTAATTTCTTCCTTTTTCTCTTCTACTTTTTTCATAGGGAATATCTTTCTAAAAATGTCTATAATCATTTCCCTATAATCACCCTCAAAATATTCTGACCCAATATCACTTCTTTTTTTATATTTTTTACTAAACAAATTTTTTATAATCTTTTCCATTAAATGACAGTCATTACATACAGATTGGAACAATAGTTTTGATCCCTTGGGATATTGACTAAATCTTTTATCATTCATTTGTGTGGTTTTTCCTATTTTAAATACATTTTCATTTAGTCTGATAAATTCTCTTTCCTGAATCAGATAGATATAGTGATTGGTATCCATGAGTATTTTTACCTGGAATTTTATAAAAAAATTAATTTTATTTAAAAATATAAAATTATTAGAAAAATTAATGAGAAAAAATGAATAACAGATATATTTTTCTCATTGCAAGTCATATAAATGATATTAAAAGAGTAGAGACTATGAAAAGAGCTTTAATTTCCATTGCAATAAATGACCCTGATTATATCTATATTTCTTACTCTGTCGAACCTCAATTTATTTCACAAATATCCGAGTTTGAAATTAAATGGAAAAATGAACTAAAAAATACACCCCATTTATTTCTCTATCAAACCGAGAGAAAAATGCAGTTTGAACATTATAATATTTTGAGAGAACATGTACTGGATACAGATATAGTATCTTTTTCTGATGACGATGATATTACCAGTAGTGACAAAGTCCAAGTACTGAAAGAATACTTGGAAAATCTCGGCCCCTATCACGGTATTCTTCATGACATGGGAGAATTTGGAGGGCTTGAATTTAATGAGGAAATACCTGACAAAGAATATATGAAAATGGTATTAAATAATAGATTGAGAGAATATGTATGTCTTTCAATAAAGGGATGGCTATTCAAGGATTGGTTTGTAAATAACCATAATTATATACTAGATGAAAAATATACATCATTTGATGAATTAATGAAAGAACATCAAGGATTAATTGACTGTCTATTTAAATTATCATTGGAAAAGCATGTATTGGCTATCCCGAATATATTATACTATCATAGATATAGGGGAAATGGTATTCCTAGAGCATATTAGAGATATTCCTAAAAATTCATATTAAAATTTATATTAAAATTATTCATAATTTATACTAGTATAAATTATTGTTTTTCACTCTAACATTTCCTCTATCTCATCTCTACATTTATAAAGAATTCCTACCAATTCCTCGAAATATTCTTGCATTATATTATCATCTATAGAGCTCATGTTGATTTTCCCTGAATGAAATACATGAAATGTAATGGATTTATCCTTGACCTTTTTATTGGGAAATAACCTTCCGTAATCACTATATGATAAAGTACTATATTTCCAATTATCGGGATTCTCCACTGTTTCCCCTTTCTCCGATTTTCTCCTCACCATTTTACATACCACTAATTTATCCTCATAGTTTACTACTGGTAAATTTAATCTTACTGCAGCATATCCAGAGCCAATCCATAGCGATCTATATCTAGTATATTTTTTCATATATTGATCCAATAAATTCCTATTAATCATGAAACCTATACTAAAATTCATATTACATAGATTTGGTATAAAATATATACATAGTCTCTTTTTTCCCTTGATACTTATAATTTCAGGATCAAATAACATTATTTTCTCTATAAAATATTTTATAGTTTCCTTGGCTTGATCCATATTTTTAGCCCCTGTCATTTGTATAGAACCATTTACAAAGACTTTGAAATTAACTAATTTTTCACTGTTTAAATATAGGATTATTGTCTCGGAATTTCCGAATACTTTTTTCTTGCGTTTTTTAAGGTTAGGTTCCCCTTCTGAATTTAGATATACTTTTTCTATAAAACTGCCTGGGGGGATATCCACATTTAAATTTTCTATTATTTCGGCCTTTTTCTTTCTTCCCCTAACTTTGCTTTTAATAATATATTTTACCTTTTCCACAGTTTTTATCCTTTCTAGATTAAATGTACAATTTACAGATATTATAAATGACCTTGTAGATAGCTTTAATTCTGGGAGGTTTCCTGCAAGGGTTTTAGTATGGATCCCAGCAGGGTTTATTGAGAGATTTTCAAAAGGATTTTCAATATCTAAATTATCTAATATTGTATCGACCATTTTCTATGTTTTCTTAATACTGTAATATGGGATATTCTTTTAAATGGGATTTCCTAAAAAATATTTCTTTTGTAAATTTCTTGAAATTTACAAAAGAAATATTTAATTTTATTCAATTTTTATTTTTTCAATATTTAGGCTTTTCACTGAGGGTGGTTTCCCATTCTTTAATTTAATATATCTTTCCGCTAAAATTATTAATACATCTGCATATTTCCATAATGCTTCTCTATCTTCATCGTCAAAAAGGGAAGATCTCCATAATTTCTTGAAATTTCCCAGAGTCTCTTTGGATATAACTGCAAAAAGGTCATTTTTCTCCATAAAAAACTTGTCATTTCTCTTTTTAATTTCCTCTTTATGAGGTAGTATATGGGATATGAAATTATCCATAATCGTCTTGGGATCTACCTGATCTTTGACAAATATCCTTAGAACAATGATATCCCCTTTTAAAGAGGTTATATCAAGGCCTTTTATATTAGACACTAACTGATCAGAAACGTCATCTAATCCTTCTATCAAATTTCGTTTAAAATCGTTAAGAATTTTATCCATTTTTTATTTTTTCCAATTTCTTAAATCCTAAAATTGAATAGTTTTTTAATATTGTGAAATATGAAAAATAGCAAATATTTTATATATTGAAAATAAAAATGCCCTATACTATTTCATATGTAGAATATAGTATTGATAGGCTGGAGAAAAAATTGAGAGAATTGACAGTGAAACAAATAGGAAATAATACATGCTTTATTTTCATGGAAAAAAATGGAGAAAAATTTGTTATAAATACTATAATTAAATATGATAAAAAAGGCGATAAAAATATTTTCTATAATATATCTAATGAGCATGGTAAAAAAATAGATGTTGGAGATTTCTATGAATTTAGTGAACAAGATATAATAAAATGGTGCAATGTATTAAAAGCTAGAAAATTTGCATATATTGATAGGGTAAATAATATTGAGAAATTTCCATTACATTGAAAATATTGTTAAAAAAGCCAAATTTTATATTAGTATAAAATTTAAAATACAGTATTTTTCGTTAAAATAACATTGATCACAAATACTGAAATCCACCCCCCTTTATTTTTCCAAATTGGCTAAATGTTTTTCTCAATTGTGTCTTGTTTAATCCTGTTTTCCCTGTAAAATCTATATACCAAGATGTGGGGTTATCGTAGCCTATTTGTAAATCCATGATTTTTACACTATTTTTCAAGGCAGTTTTAATTTGAGATGTAGTGTATTTCCCAAATTTAGCATTAAAAACTAGTAATCCTGCTACCTTGACTAAGTTACCCTTTGGGGTTATTTTAGAATTTACTTTTTTTTAGAATGTCTTCTTCGCCTAGACATTCTTCGCCTAGAAGCCTTTTTGGGGCTCTTGCGAGATTTACGAGCTCTTCGCCTTTTGGGGGATTTGCTCTTGCGACCCTTGGGCCTGCCAACCTTGCGGGGACGACCTACACGTTTTGAGGACTTGCGAGAGCCCTTGCGAGAGCGTCTTCGCCTGGATCCTTTCTTTGATGCACGTCTTCGCCTGGATCCCTTTTTGGGTGATCTACGTTTGGACTTTCTACTTTTTCTTGGACGACCAACGCGTCTTCGCCTTGATCCCTTTTTAGATCCCTTGCGAGAACGTCTTCGCTTTGATCCCTTTTTAGAGGCACGTCTTCGCCTGGATCCCTTTTTGGGTGATCTACGCTTGGACTTTCTACTTTTTCTTGGACGACCAGCACGTCTTCGCTTTGATCCCTTTTTGGGGGACTTGCGAGACTTTTTGGGTCTTCCGGCCCTTCTGGGACGACCCACTCTTCGCTTTGATCCCTTTTTAGGTGATCTTCGCTTGCTCTTACGTGAGCCCTTTCGGGAGGCACGTCTTCGCCTAGAGGCTTTCTTGGGGGACTTTCTACTCTTTTTTGGGCGACCTACTCTCCTCCTTGATCCCTTTTTGGGTGATCTACGCTTAGACTTGCGAGACCTCCTCTTAGGAGACCTTCGCTTGGAGGATTTAGCAGAGGATTTCCTGCTTACTAACCTTGATTCAGAGACGCTATGGCGTTTGCCTCCCTTTGTATAAAAATATGTGCCATCTTTTCGCTTATGGACTTTATAAAATCTATTTCCAATTTGGACGTACATTTTTATTTATATAGAAATATAAAAAATCTCAAAAAAAAATAAACATTTAAAAAAAACATTTTTTTTTCTAAATTTCAAGAATTGTATTTTTTGAAAAATTATAGGGTGAAAACCCACGGGTGAAAATAAGAAAGGTAATATACAAGAAATGGAATACGCAGAAAATATTGACGGGTACTCTCCCCATAGAGAAACAGTATATAATTTGATAACTAGTTATTTTGATAATCCAAAAATGATTAAATTGTATGATACCGAGGGCCCCCGAGGAACCGAAGGAACCGAGCCCCCGCGAGGAAATGAGGGTAAATCAATATATGCATGTAAAATATACTCATTATTATCAGTGGATAATAGATATATAATTGCAATAGTGAAAAAGGATACACTCCCTATTAATTTTAATGTACATCTCAAGGATCTCAATTGGGAATGTTTCCAAACTAGAAGTATTAGAGATTATCCCTATAAATTTAAAAGCTCACATAAATATTTTATAAAAAAGACTAGTGAATACATGATACCATTTCATGTGAGATCTCGTAGTCAAGATTCAAGTGAATATATTTCTACAGAGATGAATATATTAATATCGCTATTAAATTCAGGCAAGAGTATCTATACCTTTGGAAATGAAGGAACATTGGTATCGGCCTTGGAAACCTTTAATACAGTTATAACATTTATAGAGTAAAGAAAAACAAGGAATAAAAAATTTTTTAGATTTTTAGGTTTTAAGGATTTGAATTTTTTATAAAAAATATAAAAATATAAAGAAAATTGTGAGAAAATGTCAATCAAAGAAGACATGATAGAATTACAGGGGATTAATAATGAAATTAAAAATCTCAATGCTCAATTAAAAGAATTGAGAAATAGCAAGAAACAAGTTGAAGAAAGGATTATAGACTTTTTAAATGAAAAAGAGCTTCCAGGATTTAAAGACCCAAAGAAGAATATTTCAGTAGTTTTACTGGAAAAGGAAACTCGTACAAGAAAAAAGGAAAATGAGAAAAAGCAGGATATTATTGAAGTTTTAGAGAAATTTAGGAGTAATAGAGTGAGACCTGATGATATGGTCAAGGATATACAAGAAGCATTAAAAGGTCCTAGAAAGAGTAAAACTGTATTGAAAATTGAGAGGATTAAAAAGGATTAAGGGAACATTTTATACCTATCTATATAAAATGAAATTATTTATCTGATTTTTTAATAATCACTTCCAGGACCATAGCACGAATCACATATAGTATTTCTAGTACATCTCGTACATGTTCTCCCACTTACTTTTCTCCAAATTGTGTCTAACCTTTTTTTCAATCTTTCATATTCCTTGTCCAATTTACTAATATATGTATCATATTCTTTCCTTCCTAATTCAATAGGTTTTTTCCCACATTTTATACAATTCTCAGTATCCACTATATTCTCATTACAATCGCACATGTTTATTCTACAGTGAATATATGGTCTTGCACAAAAGGGACAATATACAGCATTTGTTTCGATACTGGTTTTACTACATGTTTCGCATTTAATATTGTTCATTTTCTCGTTATATTTCTTTTTCTTGATAAAAAGAGTATCCTTTTAAATGGATTTTATATATTATAAAATCCCGTAATTTATCTTAGTGTAAATGAAAATAGGAACATTTACATCTCCTTGCCCCAAATTGTCCACCCCCACATTTTCTACAAAAAGGTCCATTCCTCTCTGGAATACCAAACATACATCTTTTTGGCGATGGTTTTCCTATTGAGGATTCAATTGGGTTTTCAGGTAATTTTTCGTATAATTTACCGCAAAAAGAACAATATATACCATTTTTCTCTTGGGAAACCTTTTTACAGGACTCGCATTTTTTGATATCCATTTTCTTTCTCTCTTGATGAAAAACTGTATTCATTTAAATGCATTTTATATCAGGAAAAGAAAAATATAAAAGGTTGATAATTCTCATATTTTAATAGAGTAATCATAAATCATATAATCTCCGACAAGATTCACAATTTTCATACTTGCTACACATATTGCAATTTATATTCTGTATTTTCCTATATATTTGATCTATCCTCGTTTTTAGGGTGTCCAATGTATCTTTTGCTGTTAAATACTGTGTATCTAAATCCTTATAATATCGCTTTAATTCATCATTTGTCATGTCCATAGGATTACACTTGCATTTTATACATGATTTGCCATCCATTATATCCTTATTGCAATCACACATATTTATACGGTATATTTTTTCATATGGCTTTCCACAAAAAGGACAATGTGTAAAATTATTCTCCCCCTTTGTCGTGGTCATTTTATCACATGAATCGCATGTTTTAGTTTCAATCATTTCTAGTCTTTTTTCTATATTTTTCTTGTAAAATATTTTCATTTAAATGGGTTTCTATTTTTAAAAGATAAAAAATGGGGATTTTCTTTGATCATGGTATAGTTTATTTGATACCAATTTTAAATGAGGAAACCGGTCACTATAAAACAATAACCATAAATTGGCAAAAATTCGTAATAGTGATTGATACCAGGGAAACTGATGAGAGATTAATGAATATGGAAATGTACAAGAAAAATTCCGAAGATTGGACCTCGTTAAATTCTGATTTTTATATGCATTTTGATCCGGTAAAAGAAGGATTAGAAATTTCTACAGAGGAAATAGAGAAAATTAATAGGGTAGAAAAGGAGATTGGGATTAGAGGGAATTGGTACGAGGTGAATATAGTATTTAATACATATAATTAATGCTCAATTTTCTTTATAAATTTATAAAGAAATAAAAAAGAAATATTTTATAATATATCCACACTTTTATACCTATGCATATCAGCAAAAGGGTATGCCAGGTATCCTTCTCTTGTTCTGATCATTGTTTCTTTATCATCCAACATGCTATTAAAATCCATGGATAATTCCTCTATACAACTTTCTATCTGAAAATTGCTAAAGAGAGCATCCCTTTCCATGGTAACCCTGATATCCAATTGTTTGCAAGGGGGAAAAAAGTATGATTCAGTGTCTGCGGGTCTAAAATTTACACTTTTATCTTTACCAAACATGATTATCTTATATTTTTGATATAGTGATTTTCTCTTGTTTTCAGAGGGAAACATGGACTCGGTAATTGCTATCATTTCTCTGGTGTCCATGCTGAACTCTTTAAATGTTGTAGAATATGCCACTTCTTTTATATTTTTCTCTGTACATCTACCAAAAACCTGATTATTTTGTACCAATTCTACTTGTACCGGTTTTTTACTGGAAAATATATAGATCATTGATAGCCAATGTTCTGTATGTAATCTCTTAGTAATAATGATATTACCGGTATCATTTTCTATAGAAGAATCATGTTGATCAAAACTTATCACAGCTTTATATTTTTTACCTCCCAATGTTCCTGACATTTTTATATCTTTTTAGTAGTGATTGAATGCTTAAATATTTTTATATTATTTTTTCACATAATAGGATACCCTACTGTACTCTCTACAAATCGTATAACTGTTTCCTTTTCCCCTAACAAGCTATTAAATTCCAGTACAATACAGTCAATTTGGAAATGGGAAATTTTAGCATCTGTACCCTCAAATTCTGCATGAGCTTCCAACTCATAACAAGGAGGGAAAAAATATGATTCTGTATTTTCTCTACGTAAATTGATATTTTTATCTGTACCATACATTATCGCTTTATATTTCTTGTAAATTGTGGTATCAAAAGGATATTTTTTCAAACTCTCTTCGGAATCATCTGAAAAAGGCTGTATTTCTTGTATATTTTCCCCCGTACATCTACCGAATACAAGACCTCTTCTCTGTACTAGATATATTTCCTTTGGCTTTCTATCAGAAATGACATATATCATACTTAGATATTCCTGTGGAATTTTGGCCTCAACATATAATCTGTTATCCCCTATAATTTCAGAGCTCATTGGCTTGTTGTAATATTTGTCTATTTTTATCGACATTTTCTCTATTTTTTATAATATTATTTTCATTTAAATTGTTATTAATTTCCATGAACAATAATGATAAATGTATACTCTACCTCTAGAATTAATAGATTTAATATGCGATAAATTACCTCTAAAAACACTGATAAATAATGGAGAAATTATACTACCAGAATTAAATATGAAAAAAATAAAGAAATACTGGAGAAATAGTGATATATTTATTTTGATAACTGATAATGATATAAATGGGGTAAAATATTTAATAGCTAAAAATGACGGTGAAAATTATACAAAAAATGACTTGATAGAAATGGTAAAAAAATCATGTGAATACGGGAGATTGGAAATTCTCAAAAAATTGCTGGATTCCTCGTATAAAAATTCTCATAAATTTTTATCCTTAAAAAACAATAAATCTCTATTAATTGCTATTGCCAAGGGGTATTTAGATATAGTAAAATATTTAGTGAAAAATAATCATGTATCTATTGATGACTATATTATATATAATGAATATAAACCTATAACACGTGCTGTAAAACATGATCATTTAGACATATTAAAATATCTAGTGGAAAAAGGTGCAAATGTAAAAGCCTGTGAAGAACGTATAATAGAATTAAGCATTTATAATGGAGATTTGGACATGGTAAAATATTTAGTATCTCAAGGGGTTAATATAAGGTTTAAAAATGACGAGGCCTTGAAATTCGCATGTTTGTATGGAGAATTAGATATATTAAAATACTTGATATCATTAGGCCTCGATATTAGAAAAAAATGTGAGCAACTTGTATGGATGGTAAAGAGATCTGCATATCGTTATATCTATATAATAAAATATCTGGAATCTTTAAATATAGAATCAGATGCCAAACCAGATATATCAATTACTATTAATCTTGTATAAAATTAAAATTAAAATAAAATTGAAAGTTAAAAAAATTAAAAAAATAATTATAATCTTTTAATTATATTATTTTAATGGAGTCTCAATATGAAAATTATACAAGGGAAATAGCAATCAATGATATCAATGATATAGCATATTTAGGGAAATTTGCCGACTGTAAATATCTAATAGAAAAATTCTCTATAAATTTAAATGATTTTTATTATTCTAATATTGATTGGAGTCCTTATAAAGAATATTATATGCGAAAGGCAGAACCATCGAATTGTTTAAAACGTCCCTGGGAAATTGGATTTGATGCCTATAATCTCTTTAGGTTTGCAGTGATGCATAATAATAGCGATTTTTGTGTGTGGTTTATCGCCAGGTATAAAATAGAGGAAAAAAATGTAAAAGAGTGTTTTGTCTATACAATAGAGAAAAATAAAGTCAAATGTATGATAGCAGTTTCTCAATTTATAATAAAGCCAAATTTTAATCAGGATAATATTAATCATGGTACTTTTTACATTGTAGAATGTTTAAAATACGCATCAAAAAATAGTAATTTCAAGACCTTTAAATGGCTTTCAAACTTTTTTGGTTCAGGGGTTATTTCTCACTGTGGATATGATATTTTTATTAACGCATGCATGGTAAAAAATAACTCTCAAATATGCAATTATATTGCGGTAAAGTGCAAGTTGAAATTAAGCAAAATATTAGATTGGTATTCTACAGACCCATATGGAAGGCATGAATATGCATTATTATTAGATATGAGTAGAAAAAGTGATGCGGATACCTGTAAATGGTTTATTAATTTTTTCAATATAAAAATAGAGGATGTCATTGGCGAAAATTTAGTAAAAGCATTTAATTAAAAACTAGGGATATTTTATAGCATGTATAAAATATAGTATTTTTTGATAATTTTAAATATTTTCCATAGCCAAACAAGGCTAAAATTATTTAAAAACTATTTAAAGATTTGCAAGATATTATCAAATATGACAACATCTTATTCAAATATCGTTAGTTATTTAGAAACCATAAATTATAGTATAAAAGATACATTAAGTGAATATGTGGAAAAATGGCAAATTAATAGGAGAAATTTTAAATTCACATATAAATGTGATAAATCCCATGAAACAACCTGCTCATTGGCTATATTCAATAATAGCAAATTGCAAGTAAAAAATGGTACTAGAAAATCATTATGCTCTGAATGTAATAAAGAGTTATGGAAAAACAATTCATTTGATACCTATAAAAATAATATTTTAGAGAAAACGGGACATATCCTCTTAGAATTACAGCCATTTAGAGAATGTATATATAAATGCGGTAATTGTGGTTTTACAAGCTCTACTACATTGAGTAATTTGGTAAAGAAAAATAGGTCAAAATTTTGTAATAGGTGTTTCCAGGGTAGAGACCCAAACAAGGAAATTAGACCTAGAGGGGAAAGGGATAAAATCAAGGCCAAAAAACGAGAAGATAGAAAAAGGGAAAAAGAAGAGAGTAAAGCCAAACAAACAAAACAGTCATTTTTAACTGAAAATAATACGGAAAAACAAATGGCCAGTGAAAAGGTATTTAATGATTATTACAAGAGAATTTACGAAAAATCGGGTAATATACTAAAATCAATAGAAATTGTAAGGACAAGAAATAATAGTGCCACAGCAAAGGATGTTTATTATAATAAAAAGATGGCAACATATGAATGTATTCATTGCAAGAAAATACAGGTATGCATATTAAATAGTTTGATGCAGAAAAAGAGGGAAAGTAAATGCAAAGATTGTCCCAAAAATACCCAATTGATATTTCAGCATGGTTACGAGGAAATAAAAAAGATTGTAGAAGAACGGGGAATGAAACTAGTCGATGATGAAACTACAAAATTCAAGGTAAAAACCAAACTCAATGTACTATGTATATGTGGCGAACCTTATTCCGTTTTATTATATGATATTAAAAGAGGAAAATCCTGTATGAAATGTAAGAAAATTAAATACAAGAAAACATGCACAGAAATATATGGGGTTGATAATACATTTAGTTCAGAAAAAATAAAGGAACGTATATTGGAAACAAATAGGAAAAATTATGGTGCAGATTATCCTTTGCTTTCAGATAGATTTATCAAGTTTTATAATAAAACTATGATAAAAAACTATAATTCTGAATGGTATATTACTTCGGAACATTTTAAAAATTTAATGAAGGAAAAATATGGAAATAGTATACCCATGCACTGTCCAGAACTTTTCCATAAAAGTGTGAAAAATATGCTAAGTAAAAAAATATTTACCTTTCCCTCTGGTAGATCTGATAATGTGATGGGTTATGAGCCCAAGGCATTAACTCATCTTTTAACCACAAAAGATAGATATCTTAAACGTTCTATAAATGAAGAGGAAATATTACTAAATAATGATATACCTACATTTCCATATGTAGATAGATCTAATAAAAATAGAATGTATTATCCTGATATTCTTGTGAAAACAAATGAAAAATATAAGGACAAGAATTATGAGTTTTATGTAGAGGTGAAATCTACATGGACGTATAATATGGATCCGGAAACAAACTATGAAAAATGGAATGCTGTCGCTATGCTAGGAAATATAATTAAAATATTCATGTATAGCGATAGGGAATTATTGGATATTTGGATATTTTTTCCCTACATGAATAAATCCCCTAGAAGTGCCAATAAAATCATGACAAAATTTGACAAGCCATTACAAATGGCAAGGGGAAAAATATATAAAGAAGATGTAGATTGTTTTTCATATGACATTTTCAATAATGAAATTTGTAAAGAAAATAAAGAGTGAATAGATAAATTAAAGGGTATTTTATACATGTATAAAATATATAAAAAGTACAATAAAATTTCACTAGATCAATGAAACTAAAGTACAGGGAAACCGAGCCAAAAATCCCTATACCCTAACTTTCGCTAGGGATTAGACTGTATCTTAAGCCGTCATTGAGAGTTGATAGCTCTCTCGAACCGATATCCGTTCAGTCGTTGAAACCTCACCATATCCTATCATAACGGAGTTAGGTGATGAGCCTGCGGATTGCCCGTTATCAGATTTTCTATATTCATGAATATAGAAAATCCAACTACACAAATTTTTACCATGTCCTAGGTCGTTGCCCCGGATATTACATTTGATTTCTCAAATATAAGAGGTATTGTGATTTTTAGGGGATTCCCGCAACAAGATATCTTGCCATTTAAGAAAAACAAAAGAAATTTCTCCAAAATGACTAGGTAGTTATATCCTAACACATTAACATGTTAGAGTATGCTTTACACTCTTTATCCATTGTGATTAGCATACAATCACAATGGGAGCTACCTGTTGGGCGCACTCGTTTTTTCGCGCCTCCAGATATGCGAATTATATTATTATCAACTGCTGTTAAAACTTGGGAAAATGTTTGAGCAAAATCAGCACCTTGTCCAGCTGTACCGGTACCATTGGCAGCTGTGACAGCCAAAGCTGAAGCTGACAAACGAATTGACACATTGGTCAATTTACCGTAATTTGTACTGCCCATTGGGTCAAGGCAGAAAAAGTCCAAGGAATATGAGTACATGTGGTAACCAGTTTCCTCAGGAATGACAGGGGCATGATACCATGGCTGGATGAGGGAAAAGTAATCTGATCCCATGTTTCCGAGCCTAGCAGTATTTTCATACAGCAATGTAGTATCCAAAATAGGATCAGCAGCATCTGCCGGTCCAGGATCCAACAACCAATTGGGACCGACACCAATGACAATTGGTGATGCGGTCTGATAGTTTTGCCAATCAGAAGCAGTAGTGGTATTTCTAATAGCAAAGAATAACACCTTGATAGAGTGAGCAAAACGGATATCATACTGTTGGTTAGGATTGGTAGCAGGGGTCCATGGCTGGATAGGAGCAGTTTGTACTTGCTCAATGAGAATATCACGAGGGGCACAACCCATCCTTTCTCTTTCATCGTTAGACACAATAGCATAATTGGCCCAAACTTGGACGTTTTGGAGAACAGGTGTAGTGGTAATCACTGTACCGACATCTCCAGCTGTAGCAGGGCGGGTAGGGTTAACACCGGTACCTTGGAGGGCGGGATCAGTGACTTCAAGGAGTTCAGTCCAATCGCGCATATCAAAGTTGATCCTCATTTCGTTATATGGCAAAGCAGCTGTAGGGAGAGCAACACCAGAATCACGTTCATAAAAGAATGGTAGAGGAAGATTTAACGTAATGGCAGGGAGGGTAATTTGGAGCTGACGGAGATCATCAACATTACCAATCATGATTTGGTATCCGTTTCTCTTACCAGCGGGGGTAGTGAAAGCAGACCAGAAATCAAGGTGATAATTATCAAAGCGGGCAGCGACCAAGTCATTGAATGTAATGCAGCAATCGCGGATCAAGGCATGCATGAAGCCAGAGGTCCAATGAATGCGCAAGTTGAGCAATTGAGCAGCGGCAGTGAGGGTGACAATTGGTGTAGTCAATCTCAACCAGGTATATAATAGATAATCACCTGAACGAGAGATATTGACAGACCATTGGGTACCGAACCCAGGGGTACCACTTGATCGGGAAAGAATTACTGGAACTTGTGTGAACCAGGTAGCTTTGCGTGTTTCCCTGACAAAGTACGCTGTAGCTTCATCTCCACCATATTGATATTTCTCCGCTTCGTCATACGTAGCCAAATCTATAAACCCGCTTGTGACGTTTGAGGTACAAATTGAATTAGACATTTTATAATTTTATTTATTATAGAGAAAAAATAAAAAATATTTTTTTTCGAAAAATAATGGAGAAATGTATATTTAAGGAATCAAAGGTTTTTTCTTAAAAATGAATTTTTATTTGATCATGGCTAAAAAATTAAGAAACATTGATATTGTTAAAAATCATTGAAAATTTACCAAAAATCATTTAAAATGCCCTCAAAATGTGATCATTATGAAAATGGTGTGAAATGTAATAGACAACCTCGCTGGTGTTTTGAGGGTGAAAAGGAGAGATATTGTGGTAATCATTGGAAAGAAGGAATGATAGAACTTTATAGACGACATGAATGTATAATATCTGACTGTCATATTCAGCCCAGTTATAATATTCCAGGGAAACCTCCAATTTATTGCATGGCCCATGCTAAACAATTTTGTAAAGAAAATGATTTGGAATTTAAGATAGATGTCATAAATGTAAAGGATGAAAAATGTCAAGTATTTGAAAATGGAGAAAGATGCAAAACATTGGCTAATTTTAATTATTGGGGACAACCTCCAATATATTGCGAAAAACATGCATTAAAAAAAGAAAGAGAATTAGGCCTAGTAAAAGGTACTATATTAAATGTGAAAAGAATTAAAATTCCCCCAAATATAATGATACCTAAACAAGATATATCAAATGAAAAAAAAATTGTAGCCGAAAAAAAATTGGCAGAAAAAAGAGGGATAAAAATAGATGATTATAATGATGAAAAAAAAGATATAAAATCATTGAAAAAATCTCTAGAAAAAATAAAAATCATAAATAACCCTAGGAAATTGTTATATAAAACAGGTGAAATTGGAGCTCATTGTTTCGGCGATTGTGAATGCGAATCATCGGCTGAATATAACTATGCGGATTTTAGCACGGGATTTTATTGTCGAGAACATAGTTCAGAAAATATGATAAATGTAACTTATAGAAAATGTCAACATTTAGAAGAGGAATGTTTCGAAGATCCACTATTTAATTTCCAAGGCTCAAAATATGGAATTTTTTGTATAAATCATAGAAAGGAGGGTATGATAAATATAAAGCATAGATTATGTAGATTTATGGATGAACATGGTAGAATGTGCCCTCAATCCCCTTCATATAATTATTCAACGGAAACGGGTCCAAAATTCTGTGAATTGCATAGAAAAAAAGACATGATAATAACGTACAAGAGAAAATGTAAGGTCAATGATTGTGATAATAGAGCATCATATAATTTTCCTGGTGAGACAGAATATTTATATTGTAATGATCATTATGAAAAAGGAATGATAAATTTAGAGTTTAAAAATAGTCTGTGTAAACATGAGGGAGGAATATGCTTGAAAAGAGCAATTTTTAATAAATCCGGGGAAACAAAGGGATTTTATTGTTTTGATCATAAACACAAGGGGATGGAAAACATTTCCAAGGATAAATGTGGTGTAGAGATATCAAATGGAGAAACATGTAAAAAAAGACCATGCTATAATTATAGAGGAAAATTCAGAGGAAAATATTGTACTGGTCATAAATTAAATGGAATGATAAATGTATGTGATAAAACATGTATATTCACTGATCATAATGGTATTCGATGTGAAACTATACCATATTTTAATTACAAAGGGGAAAAATATGCACAATATTGTGAAACACATAAAGATGAAGATATGATAAATATCAAGGATAGAAAATGTAATTCAGATTTTTGTGATATAATTGCCAATAAAAAATATGACTATTATTGCTGTCATTGTTTTACCAATCTTTTTCCCAGTGATCCAAGAACATTTACAGCAATGAAAGCTAGCAAAGAATTGGAGGTGAAAAAATACCTGTATGAAAATGACTATGAATTTATACATAACAAGCCTATTTACACAGGGGATTGTATTACTAGGAGAAGAATAGATTTATATAATAGAGTAGACGATGAACATATTTTATGCATTGAAATTGATGAAAAACAGCACATGTATTATGACTCTATAGATGAAGAGAAACGATATAATGAGCTTTATCCCCTCACAAAAAATGGTAATAATCCCGTATTAATTTTTATCAGGTATAATCCCGATAGTTATATAGATGTAAATGGTGTAAGGAGAAGACCTAGATTCAAGACTAGAATGAAGTATTTGACAGGGTTGATAGAGAGAATTGAACATGATATAAAACATACCGACGAATATAATGCAGATAAAGGATTGATTTATATTCATAAAATGTACTATAATGAGCAGTGATGAAAAATATTAAAATTGAAAAATATTTATAAAGAATATAAATATCAATAAAAAATATCAATAAAAAATAATGTACAATCTTCCCTTGGAATTAGTAGATTTAATATGTATTCATATAAAACCTGAACTTTTGGTAAGATGTGACCTGCTACCAGAATTAAATAGAAAAAGAATAGAACATTATTGGACACATAGATGCCCATGTTGTCTAGTGGAAAATAATGATTTACAAGGGATAAAATATAATATATATAATTCAAACTATAATCTCACTGTAATTTTTGATTTATTTTTAAAAGCCAGTAAATGTGGATATTTGGATATTATAAAATATTTTATATCATTAAAAGTCGTTACAATTCTTGTAAAAAGTACAGGTATGATACATGCTACAAAAAATAATGATTTTGACATGGTAAAATATTTAGCTGATCAAGGGGCAGATATTACCTGGAATAATGATCATGCTTTAATTTTGGCTTGTGAAAACGGAAATTTAAAAATGGTAAAATATTTTATATCTCTAGGGGCAGATATCACTACTACAGATAATCAGCCTGTAATTGTTGCAAGTAAAAAAGGAAATTTAAAAATAGTGAGATATCTGGTCGAATTGGATGCAGAAATTTTAAATGATTATAGGGTAATTGAATGGGCAGGTTGGAGCGGAAATATAAGATTGGTAAAATATTTGATTGATCAAGGAGCAGATAACATTAATAATGGAGCTTTAATAAGAGCATGCGAAAATGGTCAATTAAATATGGTTAAATATTTGATAAATACATGCTATACGAAAAAACAGGTAAAAGAAACAGATGGACTTGTGATAGGAGCGTGTGCAAGCGGAAATTTGAATTTGGTAAAATATTTAGAAACTCTGGGTGCCGATATCAATGTCAGAAAAAACAAGGGAGTTTATAAAGCGATAAAACACGGTCATTTGGGAATAGTAAAATACTTTGTGAGCAAGGAGATTAATATAATCACAAATGATAAAGCGATTATCAAGGCTTGTAAATACAGTCATTTAAATATAGTGAAATATCTAGTATCATTGGGTGAAAAAATTAATCCTGATAGTACAATTATAGGATGTAGTAGAGGAAATATAAAACTCTCAAAATATCTAATTAATAATTGTAAAAATATAAATGATAATTTTCTTGATCAAATATTGATAAAAGCTTGTCATGATGGATTTAAAAAATTAGTGGAATTTTTAGTGGAAAAAGGGGTAAATGTTCAAGCTGAAAATAACAAGCCATTAATATATGCTAGTTTACATGGTCATTTAAAACTAATGAAATATTTGATTGAAAAAGGGGCAAATCCATTAGATGAAAAGGTACTATTCAATAGTGTCAAATATGGTGATTTAGAAATAGTAAAATATCTAGTATCTTTAGGGGTGAATTTCAGAGCTCAAAATGACATGGCTCTACAAATTGCATCTGATTATGGTCTTGAAGAAATTGAGGAATATCTAGTATCATTAGGCTCAAAATTACCTGATGATTATGTATATGTAGATCGTGCCATTGAATCGAATGAATCAGATTTTGACGGGATAGATTCTGATGAATGATGTATATTTTTTATATTCAATATAAAATTTTCCATTTTTTAGCTAGTATAAAAAAATAATATACCCCTCTTTTTAATAGGTTTATACTCTATTAATTTTTCATAATCTCCAATCAATGAAAAATAGGATTTCATATCGTCATATAGATACCATTTTTCATTATATAAAAAACAGCATAGATAATGACCTCCACTTACATTTCCTATATGGAAAATTACAGAGTATAAATACAATGTTTCTTTTCCAATGATAATCTGTTCATCTGGTATCACAATATTTTCCAATACAGTATCTTTTTTAAAGCCAGAATGAGCTCTTTGAATATAAAATACGTAAAATCCTAGTGTTTTTAATACATTTACCCTTTCTATTTTTCCTATATAATCATTTCCTGTTTCATCAGAACTAAATGAAATACCCTCTGTAATGGTCTTTTTATTTAGTAATTTTGAAATGGGAATATCATTTACAGTAGATAGATAAAAACTATCTGTAAAATTTATCAAGGAATTATCAGTAGTTTCACTTGTTTTTTCTACCGATTTTCCACTAGGAAAAATTCCATATATTATATATTCTGTAACCGACCCCTTGACCTGAAATATATCAAATAGAAATATCAAGAATTCTCCCACATCTTGTTCATTTGTCCCAGAAAATTTTTTACCAGTTTCACAAGATGAAATTAACCTACGGAAATTTATACAGTAATTTTCACTAGTTTTCCCAAAAATAAATTTCCGTAGATTTCCTAGATATTCTCTCAATGTTCCCAATTGTCCAATACAGACCTTTTCATTAATGGGATCAAGAAATAATTTTTCCTTTATTATTCTAGGCATTTTTTCTCTATATAATAGGGAAAATAATACGGTATCCATATAACAAGAATTTGCCTTGTTTGGAATAGGTATTAATTTTTTTACAGATTTTTTAGGGGATGACTCTATTTTTTTAGAGTGAATAATTGAACGATTAATAAGATTAATTTTATGATCGGTTTTATAATATTTCAATGACATTCCAATATTTTCAGCTGCTTCCACTTGTTTTTTCATTATATTTACTGGCAAGCCATTCATGTGAATATTAATGGTTTTTGCACCTAGTACTTGAGCCATGTAAAAATATGGTAAATAATTATCAATTTTTGATACATTTACAATATATATAAAATTTGCTAAAAAAACCTCGTTAGAATTCCCAGACACTTTTAAACAATTTGTAATGATACAATTTTTCTTGAGAAATTTCAACACGGGAAAACTAGAAATCATGGAAAAATCTTTCATTTCCTCCATTCCTTGGTAAAATATCATGTACCAGCCATTTTCATATAGTTTTAACTGTGATTTCACTACCCTTATTTTAGAGGGATTTTTTTTATGAGAAAATGCTCTCATGAATTGTTCATTATAAACAGGCTGTATATATTGCATCTGAGGGAGTATGTCAGTTTTTTGAACTAATTTCATATAATCATTATATACATTTTTAGGTATATCATTTTCCATGTACTTTAACATTTTATCCCTTTTTACAGATTTTGTAATTGACAACCTATACTTTACCAATTCTATTAATTTTGGTGGTATTTTAGCATATTCTAAATAACTGATAAAATTTGCATGATTTACTAAATGAATATCTCCATAATTAAACATATTTTGACAAAGTGTATTCAATAGTAAAAATAACTGAAATTTTTCCCTTGTTTTTTCAGGATTATATGAATAGATATCTCTATCTATATTTTTATAGGAAATTTTAGGATTGGTCAGTCTCCTTAATTCTCCATTAAATGCTATCCAACCATATTTCCTATAAACATCCATTTATTTATGCTTTTTTTCTTTATTTGACAATTTATATCTCTTGTAAATTGTTTTTACTTTTTTTTTAGTATAATTTAAATAGCTTCAAAATATTCTTTTCCCTTGCTATATCCTATAGAAAAATAGTCCAATTTTTTCCTACTAGTGAGATTTAAATCAAATGGGTTTATATCCACGTTTGAGTCGCTAATTTCAATTATATCACAATTTTCAGATACATTTTGAGTTCTTAGCCTTGTCAATTGTATTATAGGAATTGATGCAACATGATACATGTATTCAGGAATAGACTTTTCATGTAAATTTTTAACATTTTCTACAGTCATGTTTATTCCCAATACTCGTTCATTATTTTTAACTGCAATTTTATCGGCAATATCGATAGGAAAATTATTAGTACAATATCCGTCTATATAAAATTTCCCCATGTATTGAAAATTACCAAAAATTATAGGAAGATTACAGCTCATTCTTAATGCTGTTAAACATGGCATAGTTGGATATGTATCTATTGATATATATTCCTCTACATTGTCAGTGATATTATATGTACATATTGTGAGCTTTTTTCCTGTTAAATCATATAATTCTTGCAAAGTCAATAATCTACCTATTTTATTTAGTGTCATTTGCTGTAAATAAATGTTAATTTCTGAATCATAATTGATAGAGCCTTGACCATTATACATTCCATTTATATCAATTTGAGGGATATTTTCAAATATTTTATTTACACATATAAATGTTATAATTTCTATAAGAGTATATTCTAGAGCAAATAAATATAAAATAATTGCCCCTATTGAATTACCGTAAAGATATAGTATTTTTGTGAGGTAAAAATTATCTAGACAATATTGAAGGGCCCCTAATGCATAATACCCTTTTTTAGCTCCCCCTGAAATTACTAGATGCTTGTAATTGTTCATTTTTTATTATTTAATTTTCATAAAACTAAATATTTTAAATTAGAGATTTTTTAATTTGAAAAATGTTACCTCTAGAATTAATAGATTTTATATGTGAAAAAATCGATAGAAAAATATTGGTAGGAATATCCTTTACTGGATCTCACATTAAATACCCTACAAATTTATTCTATATTTTGAATAGAAATAGAGTAAGAAATTACTGGAAAAATACATCCTGTTTAAAATTTATAGAAAATAACGATAATATATCATTAATGTTTGTTTGGTATAATTATCTGGATATTAAAGTAGAATAAAATTTAATAATAAAGAATGGGTGAAAAAAATAAAAAACCCCAATTAGATCCTTTTCCCTTTTGTATCAAGAATAATATAATATATTTTTCACAGTTGGAAAATAATGGTAATTTTAAATGTGAAAAAGGAGAGACTTTTTATGCTATAGTTCCCAATTATACACCTATACCCACTGGTATGGGATTAATTTGTATAGAAAATGATGGTACAGGTATAATCTCTGTAAAATTTGAACGTGATCCCAATTTTATAACATTAAAGGACTGTGTATCAATGATTGTATGGCCTACACCTGTTCCTAATACAATTCCTCTATATTTTTATCAAGGAGAAAAATATTACATTCCTAGCTTGGAAAAATTAGATTTACCAGAGATACAAATTTCCCCATTATATGTGTTAAAAGACGATAATATAGGTTTTTCTTGTTATCAAGGCTATCGATGTCTCCCTGATAAAAATAGTAAAATTTCCTTGACAAAATGTGTAGTGGATTGTAATCAACAAGATCCAGTAAATATATATCAATATGCTTTACAAGGAGAAAATGTAAAGAAACCTAGAGTTGGAAATATTCCTCTTGCATTATTAATATTAATATATATAGCTATTTTTTTAGGGGGAATTTATATATACTTTAAGATTATACGGTATTAAAATATTTTATATCAATATAAAATATATACAGAAAATATACAAAATTTCACAATTATTTACAATAACCTATATTTACAATATTTTTCAATAACATCCCTCAAAAAACTATATCTAAATACAGTTTTTCCCTGAAAAAATTCATACCCCATTCCCCTTATTAAACTAGCCGAAAAATCTATATTCACATTTTCCCATGAATCATAACCTATTTCCAAGAGAAAATTATCAGTATCATTTACAATATCATTATTCCCAATGACTAGTAATGCTATAAAAATATCATTATTTGTATCAAGGGAAATAGGCAAGTGTTTTACTCCATTTAATGAAAAATGACTTTTTTCATCAAAATCAAATATAATTGGCTTGTATTTGAAATCAGGGTTATTCACACTATCAAATAATAGAGTATTTCCCTTGAATAATTTTATATAAAAATTTGATATAAATTCACAATTCTTTTTTAATACTATTCCATTGGAGATAAATTGATATCTAGACTGTTTATCAGGGATTTCTCTAAAATTTACCTTTTCAGCAATGACTTTATTTTTACAGGGAATACTTGATAAAAGACTGTCTAATTCTTCCGATGAATATTCAGGTTTTCCCACACTAGAATAATAATTTCCCATTATTTACAATTTTTATTTATATTTTAATATATTACAGATTTATTTTGGCATTATTTTTTTAAATGAAAATTTATTCAATAAATTAATTGAAAATTTATAATCATATAAATTTCTCCAATTTTTCTTTAATTTTTCTTTTTCATCATTTCTTTATAAAACGCGTCTATAAACAATGGTCTGATCTTTTCTATATATTTTTATTATATCTCCCTTGCTAAATCCATAGAAACGACTCACTGGATCTGTAGAGAGAATTACAGTCAAGAATTTACCAAATTTTTTCTTTAATTCTTGAGCTTCTTTCCCCATTACCAATTCATGCTTGGGAACAAGCTCATGTTTAGTTATATTAAATCTAAGGTTTCCATATGGGAAAAATTCCAATTTTATTTTGAGTATCAATAAATTATGGGCAATTTCCAATACTTTGGCACTCACATTATTCCCTATATGAACAAGGATACAATGCTTGATATCAGAGTCTATTAAATATTTAATTATTTTATTCAATGGTTCTACATTTAATTTTTGGTCAATTACAAAGAGAATTTCAAGAAATATATTTTCCTCTTTTTTCCCAATAATTTTAGAGTAATTATCAGTATGAAAATCCCTATATATAGAGTATCCTCTGGCTTCTAATAATTCCCTAGAAACTTGTTTTACTGTTTCGCTTATGTTATCGGCAGTATCTTCTTCTGATTCTTTTTCAGAAATTTCTTCTGACGATTCTAAATATTCTTCCGATTCTGAAGAGGACATTAATTGTTATAGATAATTGTTATAGTTAATTTCAATAGATAGTCATTATAAATAATTTCTTTTTTAAAAAACAATTTTATTGAAAAACATTTAAGAATTATCATTTCTCGTAAAAATGAGTAATATACTATTATATAGTAAATTTTCCCCATGCTGTGAAAAATTATTTGACCTATTAAACTCGGTACCAGAATTTCTTCAATATTTCAGGATAATTCCAATATGTATAGATAATAAAAATATAAGGGATAAAATAATGCAAGAAAGAGAAATAATGGTAAATTATGTACCTACACTACTTTTGATGGTAGGTAATGGTACAATAGAAAAATATGAGGGAGAATATGTATTTGAATGGATAAGGGAAAAAATTAATCCAAAAAAAGAACCACAAATACATGAGAATAAACAGGGGGAAAATATCATTCCTGAAAATAACGGTAACAGAAAAAAAGAACCCCCAATTAAAAATAAGCCTCAATCAAGGAAACCTCCCCCAAAAACAGTAAAAGGTACTAGTATCTCAGATATCCCTGATGAACCTGATGAGCCTGAATCAGAAGATTTGCAAGGAGAAGATAATATAGACGATAATATAGATGATATTATAGAGGAAATAGAAGATGAAGAACAAGTGCCTGTAAAATCCCCAAATGGAAAAATAAATGTACAGGCAGCAATGGCTCAAGCAGAAGCTCATCGATTAAAATTAGAGGAACAAATACAGGGAAGTAGAAAGAGGCCAAATGTAGTAAGGAGATAAATCGATTTAAAGAAAAAATATAAAAAGAAAAATGGCTGATAAAGAAGTGAATCAAGTTTCACTTGAATGTGGTAACGATCCCAATTGTTTAGCGAAAGCAATGCGTAATTTAAGAGAAAAAATGGATTCGTATTATAAGAATTATAAGGAATATGATAAAGTACACAATGAAATCAGATACAAATTGCAAAAAGTATGTACCCATCAATGGGGTGATTATACCAGGTATAGTCAGGAGGAATCAGGATATATATGTAAAATATGCGAAAAATACAAATAAAAAATTTCTTTATATCATTATAAAGAAAAAATATATAAAGAAAAAATATATAAAGAAAATGGAAGATAAAGAAAAAATTTCCCCCGATTGTGGAAATGACATTTCTTGCTTGAAAAATCAATTTAATATTTTTAAACAAAAATTAGAAAAATACAGAACTAAAACTCATAAATATGAAAACTTGTATACAAAGACCAAATATAAAATACAGGAAAAATGTGATCATAAATGTGAAAACCAACAATGGGGATGGCATGATACATATTATACTTGTGGGTTATGTGAAGAAAATATAACTTTGACCGATACTGATAGGGAGTTTTTCATGAAAATGTATAAAAATTAATTTAAAGAATAAAAAAATATAGAAAGAAAAATGGTTGATAACAAGGAAGAAAATATAAATGATATTTCTCATTTAAAAACCCAATTAAATGATGTAAAACAAAAATTGGAAAAATACAGAGCTAAAACAAATGAATGCGAAAAATTATATGGTAAAATCGTGTTAAAAATACAGAAAAAATGTAACCCCCATCAATGGGGAGAAAAATGGTATGGTTGGAATGAGGAGGGATATACATGTAAAATATGTGGATTAAATTCATGGGATAAATTTTGAATTCTTTATATATCATTATAAAGAAAAAATATAAAAAGAAAATGACTGATGAAAATATAGAAATTGACGATATTGAAAAACGTCTAGAAGAAAAGCTAGAAAAAATAAAAAAGGAATTAGTCGAATATAGGGCAAATGAAAATGAGATTGTTGATGAATATGTAAAAAATGGAATATGTGAGCATGGATATGTAGGCCATGTAGGTAGCATCCAAAATTGCTATAGTTGTGGTAAAATTTTTTGTTTCTGTGAAATGGGATTTAGAAAGGTAAATGTGATGGATCATATTATCCCTATACAAATGTGCAATAATTGCTGGAATGATGAGGATTTATTTTGGGAGTGTTTGAGGAGAAAATATAATAGTTATTTTGTAGAAAAACAACATATCATTAATGCAAGAGCAATGAAAGAGATACAAAGGAGACAATTGATTGAAAAAAAATTTTTTGAGGAATTATCACGAAAATTTTAAAAAGGTAATACAGGTCTCTCAATTTTCTCTTGCATTGCCTTTATATGCTGAGTTATAAAATTATATATCATTCTCACTAATTTTGGCGGTAATTTTTTAGTATCAAATTGTAGATTTTTCCCTATATATTTTCCCTGTAACGGTATCAATGCTTTATCACCATTATCTATAGCGTATTTTTTCAATAGAACAAATACTAATTCCGCTCCTTTTTCATCAATACCTTCTATTTTTTCCATAAAATCTTCACGCTCTTCCTTGGTCAATTCTTTATCATTTGATGCCCTATAAAAATTGTCGTACAAGGGGATATTCGTGGTAGAATTACCAGAATTATTCGCTATAAAATTTGTACCAGGAATATTACTCATTTTTCTTTTGAACATTTCTCAAAAGAAATATATTTCAATTTTAAAAGTAAAAATATTTTTCAAAAGAAAAATGGATGATAAAATATTGATAGTTTGCAAGGAAGAATATATTGACCCAGGAGGAATTAATCAGTTATATGAAGCCATTAAAAAACACCCTGATATAACCCGAGCAGTGGTAATGCCCGATATTCATGAAGGACCTGGTATACCTATAGGTGTATGCTTTATAACGGAAAATGTGGTATATCCAAAATTTATAGGAACCGATATAGGATGTGGTATGACCCTTTTTTCTACGAATATAAAAGTGAGAAAGAACACCCCTGACCAATTAGCCAAAAAATTAAAGGGAGAGCTGATAAATAAAAGCAGAAAAATATATGGAGATTGGGATCATAATTTTGATGAGGATTTAGGTACTCTTGGAGGTGGCAATCATTTTGCTGAATTTTTAGAGGTGAATGATATTGTGGATTTAAATGAATTTAACAAATTAGGATTAGACGATTCTAAAGCGGTTTTACTTGTACATTCTGGGTCTAGAAGATATGGGGGTCATGTCGCTGAAAAACATGATAATATTCTCTCTGATAATACTCGACAAGATGCCTATATTCAAGACCATGACAAGGCAGTTTCTTGGGCATTAGCTAATAGAATACAAATTGCATCGAGGATAAGTGATAATGTAGATACTAACTGTGAAAAAGTATTGAATATAGTACACAATTATTTGGAAAGCGGAAAAAATTCTCAAGGAATCAAGAATTTCCTCCATAGAAAAGGTGTAGGTAGAGTCAATGCTGGTGATATTACTGTAATTCCGGGTAGTAGAGGTACCGCTACATTTATAGTGAAAATGACTGAAAATGTGGAATTGGCTGAAAAAATGTTACATAGCGTAGCTCATGGTGCTGGTAGGAAATTAAATAGAAGTCAGGCCAAGCAAAAATTTGGACATCTAAGCAAGGAAAAATTGGAAAGGACAAGTGCGGGTTCAACTGTAGTATGTTCTAATGTGAGTCTATTGAGACAAGAACATGAGCTTGCTTACAAGGATATATATAGTGTGGTAGATAGTCTAGTAGAATCTGGATTAATCAGTATAGTGGCTAAACTTACACCATTATGTACATACAAGGATTAGTCTAAAAATTTTCTCAATATTTTATATTTTTATAAAATAATTTTTACCTAGAAATCCGGAATGGAAATTCCTAATGAATTTAAATTTTCTAAAATATAATCTATAATATCGTTATCCTCATGTTCTCTAGCGAGTTTCAAGGCTTCATTATTTTGAGCTAGAGGATCAGCCCCTACCGATACTAGATATTTTACCATTTCTAAATCTCCATCATTACATACTGTGATGATAGCCTCATTATCTCGGCATTTAGGATCCGCTCCATTTTCTACTAACCATTTCAATACATGTAAATGCCCATGATCACATACTGATATTATAGCTTCGTTATCTTGAACCGTGATATCGGCTCCCAAGGAAAATAGATATTCTGCAATTTCTAAATGGCCATGTTTACATGCCGATATCACAGGTTCATTATCTTGAGCCTTAATATCAGCCCCCAAAGATATTAAATATTTTACTATTTCAAAATGGCCATTTTCACATGCATGTATTAACGCTCTATTTTCTTGGGCTTTTACATTGGCTCCCAATGATACTAGATATTTTACAATATGAAAATGTCCTTTTCTACATGTACATATCAAAGCTAAATTATCTTGAGAACAAGGATTGGCTTTTTGAGATATTAGATATTCCATCATTTCTAAATTTCCATTTTCACCGACTTCTATTAATGCTCTATTATCTCGAGCATCAACATTAGCCCCTAATGATACTAGATATTTTACAGCTTTTAAATTACCACTTTCGCACATGTATATCAATGGAATATTATCTTGGGCACATGGATCTGCCCCCACCGATACTAGATATTTTATCATTTCAAAATCATTTTTTTCACTGGCTGATATTATAGCTGAATTATCTTGATCCTTGATATCTGCACCCAAAGATACCAGATATTTCACAATATCAAAGTGGCCATTTCTACATGCACATATTACAGCTTCGTTATTTCGAGCAGTAATGTCTGCTCCCATTTCCACCAGATATTTTACCATTTCAAAATGCCCATTTTTACTAGCAAATATTATATTATAATGTTCTCCCCAAATTTTTGATATTATATCTGGTAGCATATATTGTTTAACATCAAATAAATTTGCACCCAATGATACTAAATATTTTACAATATCTAATTTCCCTGCACTGACAGCACACTTTACAGCAATATGATTTTGAGCTGTGATATCAACTCCCTGGGATACTAAATATTTTATCATTTCTAAATCTCCATAACTGCATGCAAAATATGATAATGAATTTTTATCTAAACCTGATGGAAATATATATTTTAATCCGGGTAAATCATTATTAAATATTATATTATGAATCCCAATTTTTTTCCAATATAATTCTATATATTTCTTATTGAGATGAAAAAGGGGGTTTTCTCTATTTTTATCATTTTTTATAAAAGCTATTTCTCTCAATAATTTCCCATTTAATTTCCCACATATTAAATATATCAATTCAAGGGGTAATTTCTTTCCCATTTTTTCCTTTTTTCCTTTTTTCCTTTTAAAAAAAGAAAATCTCTTTAATTAGTCAATTTTATTTTTTTCACCATTTTATTTGATATAAATTCTACCTCTCCAGGAATGGCCGTTAATTTTATATTTTTTAGAGGTGTATAATCTATATATAAATTTCTCATGTATTTATATTTACTATATTTCCTACATAATTCTGCACATTTCACTATTAAATTTTCTGTAATAATTTCTGATTCTATAATTATATGAGGTGAAGGAAAAGATGATAGATGAAACCACATGTAGTTTTCATTTATAAATTTCAATGTTTTTATCAATTCAGTATTTTCTTTTGCATTTTCTCCTATTTTTATAGTTATATTGTCTATAATTATTTCTCTCATTTTTCTTTTTGAGTTTTCCTTTATTTTTTCTCAATATTTTTTCTAGATATTTCTAATAATAAATGAAGAAATATGTATTATTTACTGTACTAGTAATTATACTGATAATTTATATATTTGTAGGTATCCGTATATATTATTCATATAAAATTCTAGTGCAAAAGGGATTGGGTATAAGTTATGCTTTACAAAATGCATTAAAATGTCCAGAGGTCAATTGTAAATTTAATGATGAAAATTTACCTGTGCCAGATATCAATGATGTGAATTTCCCTGAAAATATTGATATTTCAAAAACATCTAAATTTATAGCAAATACAATTGGAAAAATATCACAACCTGGAGAAAATATTGATAATTTACCTGTAATGGGTAAATATAATTATCTAGGGAAATTATTTGGAGTCAGTATTTTAGATACAAAAAATAAAATAATCTATATAATTTTCAGAGGTACTAGGACTTGGTCAGAATGGAAGCAAGATTTTAACTTTGCTCAAATTTTCAATGATTTTACCATTCAAGAACCTATCCCTAAAATGACTGCAAAACAAGAGGTATTACCATTAGATAGGAAACAATTGAATGTATTTAACAGAAATTTGCTAATGGTCGCAGATCCTAATAAAACCCAATATGTTACCCCTCCAATGATTCACAAGGGATTTCTCAATATATACAATTCATTTAAAAATGCTATATTCTTTGATATAGATAAATATCCTGATTTTAATATAATAATTGGAGGCCATAGTCTAGGATCTGCAATTTCATCTATCCTTGCTCTGGAATTATCTACTAAAAATAAAAATATCCTGGTAAATGTATTTGCTAGTCCAAGAATAGGGGATATAACCTTTGCTACCGGATTTAGTAATATTCCCAATATAAAATATTATCATTGGTGTAATTTATGCGATATTATCCCAACTGTTCCCTTGGCGGTAATGCCCAATTTAGAAGCCCCAAAATCTCCTTATTTTTATATGCCTATTCCATCCTCTGAAACTTGTACCGTTATTTCCTTTGAAAAAAATTGGTTTTCATTGGAGAATAATCATACTCTTCCTTTATATATAGAATACCTGAAAAGGAAATAAAAAAGTATTTAAAAACGGATTAAAAGAAAAAATGGAAGAAATTTACAAAATAATGACTTCAGATGAAGGATTGAAAATAATGAATACATTTACGTCTCAAATTTTAAATAAAAAAATAGAAAAATCCCCTATACAAGAAAAATTATTAAATGTTTTCCTTGATACTAAAAAAACTGACACTACAGAGGAAATAATTGACAAGGTTTTAAATGTACAATTTACAGAGGAACAAAAAGAAGATTTGTTATCCAAAGCTGAAAATGATACAGAATTAAAGGAACAATTTGAGAAAATGGCTGAAATTGCTAGAAATTTCCCAATGAAAAATTAAAATTGAAAAAGGTTTTAAATATCAAGAAATATCAAGAAATGAACTCAAAATCAGAAAAATCAGAAATTTCCCAATTATCGGCGTCTATAATTAGATACAATGAGATAAATAGTAAATTAATTGATATAGACAAGAAAATAACATTTTCTCTAGTAAAGAGAGGAAGTTTGATACAAGATAAAAAAGATTTAATGGAAAAATTGGCTAGAGAATTAGAGATAAAACCATTGCCAAATATATTAAATATTTTATCTGAAATTCAGGTTACAAATAATTCTATTATGGATGCGGAAAATGATAAAATAATTCATTGCTCTCAATATTATTCTCTTCTCAGAGAAGCAAGTGAACTAAAATTAATTGAATTAATACTAGATGAAAATTCCACTAATGATCATAAGAGAAATATAGAAAAGATAAACAATGCCGTAAAAGATATAAAAACTAGTATAGATAAAAATCTAAAAATCATTGCAAACGAAATGACTAATATGTATTTCACTGTATAATTATCTATATTTAATCTCATATTATCCACTATTTTATATCATTATAAAATTGAAATTTTTCAGTAGAAAAATAATATATTTTTATAAGCAAGAATGACCTCAAAAGTTATAGACCTGACTTTTAAAGAGCCCGAAAAGAAAAAAGGCTGTGTAAACTGTAAAGGAAAAATAACCAATAAAAATTATAAATGCCTAGGGTGTTCAGCAAATTTCTGTTTAAAATGTGGTAAATTATCATATTGTAAAACTTGTAAAGGAAATATCACTAGAGATAATAAACAAGAAAAAGAAAGGGAATATTGGCTAATGGAATATTGATAAAATACCAATAAAAATCATGATAAATTAAAAACAAATTTTATATAGATATTTATATAAAGATGAAAAGAAAAGAAAATAGAAATGTGCAATTTACCCTTGGAATTAATAGATTTAATATATGCAAAAATTAATAGAGAAATATTAGCTAATATTTGCAATTCAACAAAAGACATACAAATTATAGAAAATTTCCCCTTTTTTTCTCTAAATGAAAAACGATTACAAAAATACTGGAAAAATTTCAATATATTTGAAATGATAAAAATAGGGGATCTTGCAGGTGTAAAATATTTAATAAGTATAAACAAGGATAAAAAATGGCCATATTATTTATTATGTACATTACCAATATTTATATCCAATTTATCAAAAATGGATATTGGTATTAATAGAAATATGTGGTTAGCATGTTTTTATGGTCATTTAAATATAGTAAAATATTTAATATCATTGGGGGCACATATTAAGGCTCAAAATGATTTAGCATTAAAATGTGCCTGTAAAAATGGTAATTTAGAAATTGTAAAATACTTGATATCATTGGGAGCTGATATTTTAGCTGAAAATAATGATCCAATAGTGGATGCTATCGCTAATGGGCATTTAATTCTGACAAAATATTTAATATCATTAGGAGCGGATCCTCTAGCTCAAAATAATTTAGGTATAGCATGGGCTAGTGAAAATGGTCATTTGGAAATGATAAAATATTTAGTATCATTAGGAGCTGATATATCAGGGCATAATTATAGTGGAATAGTTTTTGCTGAAAATTTGGAGATTCTCAAGTATTTTGTATCTATAGGTATAGATATTCTTCCTCATGCAGAAAGAATAATATCACATGCCTATGTACTAGGAAATCATGATATTGTACAATATATTAAAAATTTAGAGTAAATTTTTTTAATAAATAATATTTATAATTTTTATAAATATTTACCTCTTACAAAGGCAATAATACTGTAAAGCCTGAAACTCCTTTATTTTTATATCCAAGTATATTTATTGGATACAATACATTTTTTCCTGTAATATCGTATAATTTTATATCTTTTTCATTAGTATATACCCATAGATTAAATGATGGGGAAAAAGATTTATTATTTTCATTATTTTTCTCATTATTTTCTTTAGACCCCTCATTATATCCTTTTTCCTTCCAAATACGGATAATATCTAGAGCCTTTTCTATAGTATCAGTATTTTGAGCTATAAATATTGTGGACTCTCCCTTTATATTTTCATTGCTGAAAAAATATGGTTCGGTATTTTCTGGTAAAATCTTGGAATAAAGTATATTTTGTTTATTTCTAGTGGTTATCCATTCATCAATAATGTTTTCCCCTTTTATCAATATTTGATTAGGGTATTTCTTGAAATCAGTAATTTCATTATAAATATTGGTAAAATTTGTAAGTGTGTGATATTCTAACACTTCTCTAGGATTTCTATTAATACGATTTCTAAGAATGTAAACCAACCGATACATGACCTCTTCATTTGGCAATATTAATTTTCCTCCCGATTTCATGAAAAATTTATCCTGAAAATTTATGGGAAAGGTAATTTTCTCCACATTTCCAATATCTTTATAAACTATTTTTTCTTTTACAAATTTGGGAATTTCTGGGGGTATTTTATCAGAAATTCCCTTTGCATGTAAAAATATAGAAAATTCTCTAATAAAATATTCAATAACATATTTACTCAATTTTCTTAGAGTAATAAACGTGTTTAGGGTATTTTCCTTTTTCTTTTCATCTTTATCTACATTATTTTCAAGATAAACCTTTACATTTACTTGACCAAATTTTTTAGGGATTTTTACATTCCCTAAAAATATCTCATTTGATATCATTAATTTTAATGGAGGTATGGGATCGGTTTCTAGGGATATTATTTCTCCATTAATTTTACAATTTAAAATACGAGTTTTTCCATATGAATCAATATATTGAGAAACAGGAGAAATTCCACTTGGAAAATCCAGAATAATATTTCTCATTTTTTTATCAAGATTCCAGGTGGAATTTAAAGAAAAATAAATCTCTATTAATGACTGTATAAAACCATCATTATAATCAAATGTATAAACAGAATCTTCTCCTATTGTTTTTACCATTAATTCTACTTGGGGATATTTTAATTTTTCAGTATAATTTCCCCAATTTTCATAAACTAGTATAAATGGCCTATCTTTTTTCCATGAAAATCTTAAATATGCTTGACTAAATCTAGGGAGAATCATTCCATCATTTTCCTTTTCTGGATTATTTGGATCATCTCCTCCAGAAAATAATAAAATATTACAATTAAAATATTCTTCTATAATTCTTATATATTTTCTGGGATCAAGGTAAATTTCTGGATTATTAATTTCCCTGGAAATTTCCTCTAATTTCAAATCATATAATTCCTGTTTACCTACAGAGAGAAATTCCCAATTAGCCAATTTCTCTCTAACTCGGTTAGTTTTATCAGTTCTGAGAGCGTCATTGAAAACTTGGCCTTTTTTAACAGTGAGAAAATTAGTTTCATTAAAAAGAGCCTCAAGAATACACTCTATAAAACTCCCGGGATTTCTAGACATACCCTTTCTATATATTTCTCCTGGTGTATCATTTATTAAATTTATCAATTTGGCTAAATTTTTAGGAAGAGTGCCAAACCCTGTAGATGTTGCTGTTCTATTGGTGAGAAATACTGTTTGTTGTTTTGCTTCCTTGGTATCCTGTAGTTCCTCTTGATCAGAATAATATTTTGTATAATTGGAATTATTTTTATCTTGTTGATTATTAACATAACAGCAGGGAAGATATGGAAATTTATCAGCATTACTCAGATTTACATTTTTTCTCAGACCAGGATATATATATTTATTATTTTGATCACATACATAGTATCTCTGGACACCTTGTTCAGGAGATTTAGGAAATAACATCCATTTTTCTCTAGGTAAATTAGCTACATATTTAGCATCTACAATTCTAGGCATTTCTTTCAAGGGACATTTTTTACTATATCTAGACACAAAAATTTCTGGAGCTATATCCTTTAGTCTATTTCTCTCTTTTAATTTTACTGTTTCTGGTTTGTTGAAATTTGGTATCCATTTTCTATAAAAATCAGTAATGTCCGGAGAAAGAATATTGTAAAATGCCAATAATTTACCAATAATTACAAAGAAATTATCAATTTGGGTACGATCCTTTGCATTTGATATTTTCACTCTTACATATTTTGTTCCTAGAGGAAAACTCTTTAATTCCTTGTCAGAAGAAGTCAATGTTTTATCAGTAATTGTTATATTTAATTCATCTTGATTATGTATATATTTCATGTACATTCCACTACGCTTTTTAGTAGCTTTTACACTTTCATTTATAGATAGATATTTACTATATAAATTATTATTTAATACAAGGTCTTCAAATACATATTTATTTATAGTTTGATTGGGAAAAGATGCTACACCTCTTAGAGCATCTTGTTTTTGTTCTATAATTTTAATACCGGGAATTTCTATCCTAGATACTATATTTTTAACAAATTCGTCCCTGGGTATATTTTTCTCATTAAAATTATATTCCATGTTTATCTTGATTTTAGATCCGTTACCCTTTGTAGGGGGTTCTACGGATCCTACGGAAATTATCACATTTTTATAATCTTTATCCTTTTTTGGCACAGGTTTATCAGATACCTTTACCAGTATATCATTAAACACTGATACAGCCCAATCTATTGGAGGTTTAAAATCTTTATAAATTTTATAGTAATCCCTAATACTACAAAAAGGAACTAGTGGAGATAATTTAAAATAATTAAAAATTTCCATTATCCCTATATTACCAGGAATTTCTAGAAAAATATTATAGCTTGAACTGTCTAGTTTGAAATCGCTTCTTTCTATTCCCTTGACATTATTAAATTTTTCCGCAAGAGATGTATAATCCTTCATTTTTCCATTAAAATTGTCGATTTTTTCATTAATGATTTTATCATAATTTTCGCTACTATTCACTATATCTTCTGCTTCTTTGCTTGATATACCCAATATACTTGCTATATTTTCAGCTATAGCAAAAGAAAGAACTCCTCCCTCTTTTATATTGATATTATATGCACACCATATTTTTATCAATTCTTTTTGGGGTATTCTACTATTTGGAAATTCATTGATAAATTTCTCAGGGGAATCACTATTTTTTTCTTTTTTAACAATTTCTATTACAGACTTTGCATTAATATCAATCTTGGTTGTAGATACAGATTTTTCTAGATAATCCTCTAGATCTAGAAAAATCCTTTTTTCATCTTGAATGTAAAGGTATTCTGGAATTGTATCTAATTTATTGCTAATTCTATCTATAATTGTATTTACTGTATCTATAGCAAATATTTTCCATTGTTTCCCATTTAATCTAATCATTTTATTTAATGGGGAATTTTTAGGGATTTTTGAGATTTTTAAAAGTAAAATTTAAAGGAATGAAATAATATATAAAATCAAGTAGTAAAAAATCAAGTAGTAAAAAATTAAGAATGGACGAAACGACTTATAAACCTAAAATAGAGAAATATATAGAAATTAATTGGAAAAAAATATGGAGTGATACTTATTATTGTGTTTTCATTTTCCTCGCTATAATTATTTTTACATGTTTTTCTATCGGCCTCGTAATGATTTTGGATAGTCAAAATTTGACAATGAAAATAATAGGAATTATATTGATTTTTCCATTGATAATGGTATTCATGGCAATGTTTATAGCATTATTTGTATTATTAGGTTATGGAGTTATATATTGGTGTAATAGGATAAAAACAAAATGGATAACCATAAATGAAAGAGAAACTCAGATAGAAATCCTTTAAATTTTAATAAAATTTCGTTATTTTATATTTTTATAAAATATCATTTCTCATGAAACCCTCTTTTTAAAAGGAAAAAATATTAATAGTAAAATAACTAGAATCGCTACTATACTTAACGGAAGCCAATTATTTATGATAAACCCCTTTACTCTCATATTTCCATTTCCAAGGACATTTATCAGAGAATTATTGATTGATAGTAAATTTGCATTTATATTGGGAATATTTCCCAAAAAATTATTTGCGTTTAGTTTATTGTCCCCTCTATAAATATACTCTCCCCTAGAATTATATATCAAACTATCTAGATATTGTGTAGTATAAAAAATTCCCAATACATTAAATTGATCTTGTATTTTTTGGCTAAATTTAAAATTTGGTAATAATACTAGATCTGCATAATACTCTACAGGGTATTCATTTCCTTCGGGAAAATTTATACTACTAAACATTACATTTTGAAATACCTTGTTAAAGGCATTAGATATTGCTACAAGATCCTTTGCCGATAAAGCATTATTAAAACCATAGGGATCGAGCATATCCAATACCATCCCAGCCATCATCACTACTGAAAATACTGCTAATGCAACATCCACTACTAGACCTATTCCCGTAGCGGCAAATTCGGCTGCTAATGCAGCCACTGCTATGAAACTAGATAACTGTTCTGTGGCAATGGCCAATGTATATGAAACTATACCATCTAAAAGAGTATCTGCGAAAATATCTCCCACTTCTGAGAAAATTCTAGAAACCATTTCAGTATCCATATTTTCTAAACTTGTAGCTATTGATCTGAGAGCTTTCATGGAAAGATTTTTAAAGACATTTAACCCTAATTTACTGAGTTCTGTAATTCCTGTAAGTTCTATTAAATTCCATAACCCTTCTGGAGTGAATATTTGTGATAATTTTAGCTCTATTTCACTCAATCCGTATTTTCCCTCTTGTACTAAAAAATCCCCAAAACTTTCAGGACCTTTGGTAGCAATACTCTGTTCTATTTCTTGACAGTATTTATCCATACTATCAATTTGTTTTTGAGTCAGACCAAAGGTGGAATTTTTATAGGCGTCAGGGTATTTACAATAACAAGAATAATCAAGGTTTTCAGGGCTTTGTGTTTTACAATATTCATCCTTGCCAAAATCATACTTGGACAAATTACAATATCTATTATAGTCATTTACCTCGTTATCTGTCAGTTTAAATTTCGCTGTAATATCACTGGGATTTTTGCAGTAACAATCAGCAAAATTATCGTCCTGTTTTGATTTTATATTTACACAGTCAAGTGATGGTTCCACCATTTATTATTATTTTATTTATCCTTTATGAGAATTTATAATTTTCATTAACATTTATAGGTTTTATAAATGTTTATTTTTATATTAATTTTTTTATTAATTTATCTAGATTTTATTCTTTATCAGATCCACATATACAATCTACCATTCCACATCCTCCACAATATTCCTGTGTTTCTATACATTCATTACACACCTCTTCACTCTGCATATAATCAAAACATTTTTCACAATATTTTTCAAGGCAAAATCTGCATGTATAAAATACATGTTTTTCAAGGAGCTTTTTATCGCATACATGGCAGCTAGAGTTTTCCATTATTTTATTATTGTTATTTCTACAAGATATTTTAGATAAAGTTAGGTGATTTTTACTTAAATATATCACAATATTCAATTTTACTATATTGATTAGGTACATTTATAGGTTTTATAAGTTGGATTATATTACCGAGTCGATACTGAAAATATTTCGAGAAAATAAAATTAATTATTTTTTCATTTAAAATACTTTATTAAATTAACTATTAATTTTACTATCAAATTGACTATCAAACAAATATTAAAATGGCTTTTCAAGAAAATCTCATTGACATTGTAGATAAAATGACCCCTCAAGAACACTATGATTTACTCTTGGAATTTCTCAGATATCCTCTTCCTCAGGGATTATCGTTACATAAATGTATGAGATGTGGTATAGTAGGTTGGGTAAATGAAAAGACGTATAGTTCCTCTAGTCATTTTGACAAGAATAATATTGGCTCTTTAATTTTATATTGTAATAACTGTATTGGTAATTGTACTGAAAATGGTCAGAAAAATAATGGTATTGAGAAAAAAGAGTTAAAATCGGTAATTCCAATACGTATTTTCAGTACAGATGGAGATATAGAATTTGATAGTGAAAAAGATTTGGAGCAATGGAATGAGAAATACAAGAGATCGGAATATGAAAATTTTTCAAGGTCAATGTCAAGCGATTTGATATCCAAAGAGATTAATAGTGAAAGGGAAATTGTCAGTGATTTTGATGAGGAATTAGAAACTGAGGAAGAATTGGATAGAGATTTAGATAAGAATTTAGATAAATGGATAGAGGAAAAGCGTGAAAAAAGAAGATCCATAGAAAAAGAGTTTATCAAGAGGATAAAAAGTGAGGATGAAATTTATAAAGAAAATATTAATAAAAATATCACTACAGAGGAAATAGACGAATCAGAGAGTAAAGATACAATAGAAATGAAAAATTTGATAAAAGAGAAAATAAAGACAAGAATATTAAAAAAAATAATAGATAAAAAACCTTTATCAAATTCCCCAATAAATGACCTATTCTATGTAACATGTAGAATAGATAAAATTGGTCGATATTTAAAGAAATATAATGGCATGTTTATACCTATGAATTCGTGTGAAAAATGTCATGGTGGGCATTTTCTCAATAAATGCGAAATTCATGCCTTGGTTTCATCTATTGAAAAAATAATAAAAAATATTAGAGAATATAATGTCAATTATTTTAATGATAAATTAAAGGATTTAGATGCAAATTTAAATAGAATGACCAAATTTCATGAAAAATTGGTAGAGGATATTAAAAAAATTTTTTAGAGAAAATAATGAAATCCTCAAAAAAACAAATTTTTATTACTATAATAAAAATCATATAAATATTGCTGTGATAAATATTGCTGTGATAAAAATTGAGAAAAAATGTTCAGAAAAATTGCTAATAATCCCGACATGAAAAAAGGTATAAAATTAAACCTATTTTGCCCCCTTTATAAATACCTCCAAGTTTATAACAAAAATAAAGAGGAATTAGACTTGGCATTTCAAAAGAATAAAATTGTAGAGGGTTACTATGATCCTCAGACAGGAGGTACCTATATTTCAGGGGATGAAAAGCTATATCTTGGCATGACTGCCGGGGTATTCATGTTTGCCTTGATAATTCAGCTAATCATATTTATAGCAGCTATAGTACTATTAGTAAAGAATTGGGATAGGTTAAATACCGTAGCTCAAATATTTGGAATTTTATTCATATTTTGGATGCCAATTGTCACTATTATTATTGCCTTGTTTTTGCGAAAGAAAGCATATGGTTTCATTTGAGTTTTATATAATGAAATATGATAGAAAATCAGGTTAATTCTTTTCTGAATTTATCCACAAATTTTTTGTACGGTTTTCCTGGAGGATTTACCTTTATTCCCGCATTTCTCATTTTTGAAATTTCTCTCTTGCTAAAATAATTGGACGATACATATACAGTATCAGGTTGCATATTAATTATACCATTGGCTGTGATATGCTTGCAAAAATATAAAATAATAAATGGAATTCTGCGGAAATATCTCAACCCAATATCTGTTATTCTCAAAAAGGAGATATTCAAGTATTTTATCCCTGATAAATATTTCAAGCCATTATCTGTTATTTTTTCACAGCCAGAAATATTTAATTTAGTTATTCCAGCTAATAATTTCATATCATTGTCTAATACTCTATCAACCTGTGGTTGTAAAATATCATTGAATTTATCAAGCTCACATTCATCATCAGAATACATGCTATAAAAAAACATTTCTTTTACAGATAAATCTAGACCAATATTAGAATATATTAGCAAATTCTTAAATTTATTATCAGTACTGTTAAATTCTCTTAGAATATCCAATATTTTAAAATGGTCTAATTTGTTCATGATTGTCACTATTAATTCATTTGGAAAATAATACTTCATTTTTTACTATTTATAACCTTATAAATAGTTTTATACTTTTTTGTTTCCAAATTATTCCAATGGATTTGTATTGTCATGATTATTTTTATTTATAGGATTTTCTCCTGCGGATCCTGCGGCGGAATAATCAATCAGATTTTTAGGATCAATTTTCACTTGTTCTTCTGTATTTATAATTGTCCAACCTCTCCAGGATTTTATAGGAGATTTCAAAGGACCTAATATCTTGCTTATTTCGTCACTAAATTTCTTTTTATTTTGACACATGCCACTTACATTTTCCTTGAACCATATTTTATATATTCTATAAGCATCGTCAAGGAGTAGATCACTATTTTCATCCCTTTCAAACTTGTCGTCAATAAACATGCTTAGATAATCATTTTCTTCTCTATAGCCTTTTGTAGCTGCAATTACCTTTTCTGGATCAGTGATAATTTTTGTATTATTTTTTCTATAATTTAATAGATACCAAGCAAAAGGCTCTAACATTTTTGGAATTTTCCTATCAATATCCTCATCCATGGGAAAGCATTTTTCCCTGATCTGATCTTCATATTCGTCAGGTGCATTACGGCTGAATATAGATTCAAAGGGAATCACACGGATTCTGTTCCATGTAGCCTTGTCCATACTATTTATTGCGGGTAATTTATTGGCTATAAAAATCATTTTAAATGCTGGAATGATTTCTTTAGCTTCTTTTCCCTTTTCAAATGCATCACGAGCGAAAAAACTATCATTACCTGAAAGATTCTTTAAAATACCTACATTGATTTTTTCATCTTCATTTGGCTCTTCTAATACTGCCCAGCGAACACCATTGCCCGCTCTAGCCATTTCTGGCCAACAGCTACCTGAAATAGGTTTTTTAGAAGTAATCACTGTAGTAGGTATTTTTATAGCATATCTTCCCAACATTTTTTCTATCAATGTTTGCATTTTACTTTTACCATTATCTCCGCAACCTACCCACATGTATACTATCTTTTTTCTATTATCCCCTACAAACACCTGACATAAATGTGTTATAAAATATTCTCGTAATTCTTCATCGGGAAATATTTTTTCAATAAAGTCCAAAACAAACTCTAAATCAGGATCTGTTTCTTCAAATTCTCTATAATTTATAGGAAGGGTTTTTGATATATAATCTTCTGGTTTTCCCTCTCTAAAAACATTATTATCAAGGTCATATACACCATTTTTAAAGGGAATTATATTAGGATTGGAATCTAATTTTTCAGAGAAATTTTTATCGTAAAACATGAAAGCTGCATCTTTCATTAATCTTTCTTTATATGTTCCATTGATTAATTTGCTTGCCAATTTTTCTAGATTTTTAACACGTCTTTGATGCATCAGTTTTTGTGCTTCATCAGTTATGGTATTTAATAGATTATTTTCTTCCGCTTTAATTCTATTGACTAGATATAACATTTCTGTAGAGATTTTTTTCCATAAATCAACACCGCAATCAATTTGTTCCCAACGATGATCATTGAAATAATACCAAGAACTATTTCTATTGGAAATTGAAGAACAAACAAACTGTCCTCCATACATATTATGAAATACCTTGACCATATCTCCTTGAAAGTCGTTTCCTCCTACTTTTTCCTTTATATAATTCCCTGCATGTTCTTTTATAATTTCTGCATATCTCTTGGGGTTATCTTTCATTGCCCAGTATTTTAAACTACCCATTGTTATATTTCTCTTTTCCATTTTATCCCATTCATATTCACATTTATCAGAGCAATATTTTTCTTCACATTTCATGGAAAATTCTTTCCATAATTCTAGACCTCTTTCTTCTCCATCAGAAATATTATATATTGCCCATCCAACATTCATCCATTGATAATAGTCGTCGGCTCTATCCACCTTTAATATTCCTATCAATGATCTTGCAAGAGTCATTGCCTCTGTAATTTCCATGTCTTCATATTCCTTTCTATTTTTCTGTATCTTTGGCTTGCGTATATTTTTCAGTTTGGGATCCAGATATATATTACTTGTTTTTCTACCAAAGGGAACTATTGAAAAAATTCTAGGATAATATTGATCTATATTTTTTGTATCAATGGGAATTACCTTGCTTTTGTAATCATTGATAATATAATTTTCAAAGCATTTTTTATGGGAAATTTCTTGCAAATCAAATTTCCCCGGTCTAGCCGGGGTATCCTCAGAAGGTACCTCCCTATAAATTTTATCTAGTAGATATGGATACATTCCTTTTTCCTTGACACTTCCATATAATAGCCAACAATTTGAATATACCGAATCATCTATTACACTGGCTGAATTTTCTATACCAATATCAGAAAATAAATCTTTGCAACTTTTCTCCAAGGCTGCTTTTACCCTAGAAATTAAAAATATTTTTTGATCATCCTTGTCTAGAAAAATTTTGGGAAAATGCAAGTGAAAACCGTGTTTGAGATATTTACTCATTTTATACTGTTTAATATAAGGTTTTTTTGTTAACAAACAACAATCTAAATCTTTAGAGGAAATATTCTTGATTAAACCCTTTAAAATAAACTGATATATTTTTATTATTTTTGCAACTTGGATTTCATTATACAATTGTTTGGGGAGATTATCTGGATTTTCAATTGGTATTTTAAGATCTACATCAACTATCACGGGCATATATTGATGACTTTTCTCAGCTATTCCCAATGTATAAATACCTGTTTTTTTGCATAATTGTATCTGAGAGTAATACATTTCCCAAAATCCATCTATATTTTTATAGTTTAGTCTAAAAGAACCTTTGGGGGATACTTCACTCACATGTGTAAAATTTCCTTCTGAACCTTGGGTAAAATACTGAAAAATAGTTTTTGGTTTTCCTTCTCTATTTTCTTTATACTCTTTTTCTTTGATGTGATCTTCCATATCTACATCTTTATTTTTTCCATTTACTTTTTTTTCAATCATTTTACCTTTGATCAAGTGATCTTTTCTTTATATAGAATTTTAAAAAAATAATTAATTTTATTTTGTGTATAAATGGAAAATAATAGCCAAAAAATGATTATAAATTTTCTTTATAATCAGAGGGGATTTCTTTTCTTTAATTTTCTTTTTTCATCCATTCAATATTAGCCAATTTACATAAATGTTTTTCCATTTCGTGTAAACATTCATTTAATCCTAGTGAATCTACAGACTCTTCTGTTTCAAGAGGAAAATCTTTAATCCATACTATATTTCTATTATCCTGCCTAAATTTATGGCCTGTAATACGTGTTCTGACTCTTTCTATGAGAACCAGTTTATTAATGACTTTTGACCAATTTATACCAATTTTCGTAGGAATTACCAATGATATATAATAAGGATCAATGTATTCACTTTCAATCCCATTTTCAATGTCAGTGATATAGACTTCTTTTATCATTGGGATAAATCTAGTTAATTCTGAATATAAAAATGTACTATCAAAATTAATAGACAAATCCTTGAAAAAATCAGAGTTAAAATGTGATAACCCCTTTACAGAGAATTTATAATCTACTAATTCTGAGACGACATGTAGATTTTCAAATACCAATTGAACTCTATTATTTTCTCCATTTTCTTGATTATGAAATACAAGGACAAAAATAGAGGATAAATTAGTCACAAGAGGAATATCCGTAAATTTCAATGTATATTTATAATTGTAAAGTTGGTCCATTTTTTCTTAACTTTTTCTCTTTAAATTGTTATTCCATTTTCAGAATAATTTTTTTAGGGGATAAAACCATTCTACATAGAGGGCATTCGCTACTCATTTTATTCCATTGTTTTATACATTTTACATGGTATTCGTGCCCACATCCTATTATTGTACTTGGATTTTCATTACACCCCTCATTACATATACAACAGAAAAATTTAGCTGTTGGTTCTACAGGTTTAAATAATACATTATTTTCATATTTTTCCTTTTCTATATTTTTTTGGTTTTCTAAATGGATCAAACATAGATATGTCGTGCTTAATAAATTTATACAATATTCAATAGCATGAGATAATTTATCATCAAAATCCTCTTTAGAATTATCCATTTATTTATAGGAATTTTTTTCTATTTAAATTCGGGAATATTCTACAGTGATTTCAGGAGAATAAAACATTGGTTCAGAGTCTCTACAATGAGGACAAGTATTATTACTATAAATCCATGTATTCAAACATGGCCCACAAAAAAATTGCTTACAGCACAGTACTATCACTGGAGACTGTATATCTTCAAAGCATATTAAGCATTCTAGATTTTCCTTTACTTTTTCATTTGGATCACCCTTTGGGTTTCCCTCTATTTTTTCTTTATATATTTGCTTGACTATTGAATAGTCTTTTTCCCTATCTATTTTTTTTGGCTTTTTTATCACTATATTGTTTAAATCTTCCAATAATTGGTCCAGAGGATTTATTGGTCTGGATCTATTTAAATTTAATGCAATTTGATTATTAGATATTATAGGGGTATTTATAGGAGGATTTATCGGGGGAATATTCTGTTGAGAGATTCTCATTCTTTCTATAAAAGGATTTACCCTGTATCCATTTCTAGACATTTTTCCTATTATTTATATTTATAATTAAATTATCCAAATCTAATTTTTATTTAAGACAATTATCTCATGTAAAAATAAAATGGCAAGCTATACCACATTTGGAAAAATTAACAAGAAAAAGGAAGAGGTAAAATTAGTAGGAAATGTCTTTGAAGTTACCACAAGGGATGAAAAGATTGAACATTTGAAAAAATCAATGACTACTGGGCAATTAGTGGTAGTAGATATATATTCTGACTCATGTCAGCCATGTAAAATGATAGCCCCTAAATATTATGAACTATCGCTTAAATACTCCATGGTGGTTTTTCTAAAGGAAAAGGTAGAACTAGAAATTTCTCCAGGAATTTTAAATGTACCATGCTTTCAATTTTTTGGAGGAGGGAAATTGATAGAAAATGTAGTAGGAGCTGATATGGGAAAATTTGAAGGAGTAATACAGAAATATCTAAGTATGAAATCGCCCTCAGATTTTACAGTACCACAGCCCACACAAAATCCAATAGGAAATCCTCCTATTCCTCAATCTAATAAACCCATACAACCTCTACCTCCTGTCAGGAATCAAAAGCCATTCGGCGTGAGACGCTAAGATTTATAGATAATTGAGATCTTTTAATTTTTTTATAAAATATTCCTTAAAATTTTTATATGCTTTAGGTTCTTCATTTTTTCTAATTGGATTTATAAAATTTGTTTTCAATTCTGTAGGGAAGGATTTTAAATATGTGTATTTTTCTATATATTTTTCTCTATCTACTGGCATTCTTTTATATTCTATATAAAATTCAATCAATAAATTAAATTTAATTAATATATTTTCATTTATATATTCTCTATCATTTATTTTTTCATTTGTGATCATATCCCATAATCCTGTATTAATTAATTTTTCCATAAATATATCTTTAAAATTTGCATACCTTGTAGGTGTTTCATTTCTCATTATTTTATTGATAAAACATTGTTTTAAATGATGTGGAAAATATCCTAATATTTTATATTTTTCTCCATATATTTCTCTCCATATTGGGTATTTTCCATTTCTCTCTAAAATTAATTCTATTGTCAGATTAAATTTTTCTAAAATTGTAGGGTTTATATTCATTAATTTATCCCATATTTTAATTTCTTTAAATTTCTTTACAAATTTTTCTCTATAATTACTATAATTTTTAGGGTTCATACCTCTTTTTATAGGATCAATAAGCTCTGCTTTTAAATGGTTAGGAAAAGTTTCTAACATTTTATATTTTTCAATATATTTTTCATTACTTTTGGGCCATCTTTCATATTGTAAGATAAATTCTATCAAAAGATCAAATTTTTTTGATACTATTTGTTGTTTTTTATTATATCCGGAAATATAGTTTAAATACCTATCATATACAGTGTTTAAAATTTCTTCATTTTCACAGTTAAAATTTATACTGCTATAAATTCCCCTTTCTCTACATTCTTTTAAACTCTTTATTTTACCCTCTATTCTCCTATCATAGGTATGTATTGTATTTAATAGGGATTTATAGTATTTAATATCCCTATCATTATCCTCTATATTTGTGAGGATAATTATATTGCTCTTATTTTTTCCTGGATATATTCTTAACGGCCTTCCATTTTTCTGCATGAAATCAATAGAAGAATTACAACGATCATAATGGAGTGTAGTATCGACAATTGGTTCATCAAACCCCACACTTAACATCTTACAAAGGACTAATATCGACACTCCATTAAATTCCCTAAATTTCTTTAATTTCTCTCTTTTTTTATCATTATCAGTTTTACCAGTTATTTTAGCTACATTAATATTTTTAATTGTTTCTAAATGTTTTTTAACTAAATTTACATTGGCTAAATTAACACAAAAAATCAATATTCTCATCCCTATTTTTGTCTTTATTATTTTTTCTAGACATTTTAATTTATCCTTAAAAAGCCAAAAATTGATATTATAATCAGTTAAAATTTCATCTTTGATGGCATCATCTAAAAATAACTGATATAATGTGGGACCGTAAATCATTTCATTATCCATGCTATAAATTTCCTTCTTAAAATCGTCATTTTCTTTTATGACTTCTTCACTATCATTATTTTCATCTACAATTTCTATTTCTTCCTTGTCAATATTATTTTTTATCCTTATATTTTTCTCTGTAGCCGTAAAGAAAAAACGCTGATCACTTTTTCCATTGTCAATCATGTACTGAAATGTAGAGTGCTTATTTTCTTTATTAAGAACCGTATAATGACACTCATCAAATACTATACAGTCGAATTTTTCCTTGAGAAATTCATACTTTTCCTTGACACTACTTTGATAGGTAGAAATATATAAAATATTATCATGACCATTTTTCCTATCAATCATTGATTTTCTCCCTTCAGATATTTTTATTACCTTGCCAAAGGAGAAATATCTACTTTTTTCCGATATTTGATTTATAAGCTCTATAAAAGGTACTAGAACCAGGCTCTTTTTTAATGTCGATAAATATTGTAAAAATATAACTGTTTTACCAGCCCCTGTAGGTAATATAAATTTCCCTATTTTATTTTTCTCCATTAAATCTACACATTTTTCTTGGTAATCCCTCAATATGTAATTTTCTAGATTTTTATGCGTCTCAACAGTGACATCTATACATTTAGCTTCTTTCCATTCCTTACTCTTTTCCCTTTTAGGTCTGTCAAAAAATGTATCCTTTTCAATTACCCTGAATTTTACATTGAAATTATCCATTACATATTTAATGTTATTACTATATTCAATCAGGTCAGTATTTTTAGTTGAGAAAAATTCTTTATTTTTCAGGTATCGCCTCTTATGAAACCACTTGTTTTTATATAGGTTTTTCTCAATGGAAATTAGTGGATTCTTTTCCTTTGAAAAATCCCCATAATCTAATATCTCAAAATAATTATAGTATTTAACGTCTTTTGGTATATATGTAAAGTAATCCCATTTTCTCCTTGAAATATCCCTAGTAGAACCTAATTTTACTTTCTTGCCATAACAAGAGGTAGTTAATATATAAATATAACCTAATACTATTTCAGCCATTTTTATATTGACTTTTTCCTTTAAATATTTTCGCATAAAATTGAAATAATATTTATAGATACTATAAATATCACTATAAATAAATCATTAAACAAATTCGTAGACAAGAAATGCCCAGAAAATCAGCAAACGAACCCATATCAGAAATTACTGCTCAAAAATATATATCATTGCTACGTAGGAAAGGAGCAGTAATTGTAGAGCCTGAACCTATACCTATTTGGACTAGTAGTACATCAGAGAGAAGTATCCTTTATAAAGCAAAAGAATGGGTAAAAAAATTAGATCAAGCCGAAAAGTATAATCCTCCTTATTTTTTTCTATTAAATTTGGGCGTGGATGATTCTGGAGAAAAACATGCAATTGTAGTCGCTTTTGATATAGGAGAAAAATCAAGTGCCAAAAAATGCCATGTTCATTATTTTGATCCCAATGGTGCTATAAGTTATGATGCAGGTATAAAAGCTCCAATGGGAAAAGGATTGAGAATATTTATAAAGATACTATCCCAAGTGGTTAAATTATTAGGAGAAAAATATTCGTGTGATGATATAGGGGTGATAGATGACATGGAAGGGATACCAAATATAAATACAGTAGGGCAGGGAAATTGTAATGCCTTGTGTTTATGGTACATTACTAACAAATTCAAGTATGGATGTAGTGTTTATAATAATCTCACAGAATTGGCTATAGAAATGAAGAGAAATGATAAAAAAACAATTGAAAGGATAAATACTGATATTGAAAAGCTAAAATTATTAGCATAAACAACATTTTTTATATCATTTTTTATAACATTATAAAAAATAATGAAAATTATGAAAATCCCTAATAATAAAATTCGTTAAAATGCCTTTGAAACCATGTAAAAAAGATCAGGTTAGATCCCCTATAAGTAATAGGTGTGTAAAAGTAGGAGGTCCAGCATATAAAAAGGCTTTCCCAGGGAAATCTCCTAATAAATCTACTAAAAAAACCCCCAGGAAAAGAGCCCCAACTAAAAAAAGTAAAAAGAATAAAGTATATAAACCATGCAAAAAAGATCAGGTTAGATCTCCTATTAGTAATAGATGTGTAAAAGTGGGAGGTCCAGCGTATAAAAAGGCGTTTCCCAAGGGAAAATCTCCAAAGAAAAGCCCCAAAGGAACACCCTCTGAATATGACATTAACACTGATCTTATCGAAGCATGTGAATATGGTGATTTGGAATTGGTGCAAGATGTGATAAAATTGGGTGCAGATATTTCCACAAAGGATAATCTTCCATTATTAATGGCTAGTAAAAATGGTCATTTTGAAATAGTAAAATACTTGGTGGAAAATGGAGCAAATGTGTCTGCTAGGGGAAATGATGCATTCATATGGGCATGTGGTGGCGGCCATTTATCTACTGCCAAATATCTGATATCAAAAGGAGCTGATCCATTTTCTCAAAAAAATGATGCCCTGATATTAGCATGTGAAAATGGTTATATACCCATTATTGATTATTTAATATCATTGGGTATTGATATTAGAGCAAATAATGATGAAGCTATTATAATGGCTGCTAATAACGGTCAACTAAATATAGTAAAACATTTAGTATCATTGGGAGCAGATCCTCATGCTCAAAATGATAAAGCCATGGAATATGCAAAATCAGAGGGACATATGAACGTGGTTAATTATTTGAAATCGTTGAATAATTCCAAGGAAAAAATCCCTAAAAAGAAAGGAGATTGTATTTCTCGATCAAAAGTTCCATTAAAACCATATCAAAAATCGGTAGTAGAACATTTAAATAATCATCGAGGTCTATTGGCTATTCATGGCATAGGAACTGGAAAAACATTGACAGGTGTAACAGCTTCAGTTTGTTTTCTAAATAAAAATCCAGATTCAAGAGTGACTGTTATTTCCCCTGCAGGATTGATAGCCAATTTTAAAAAGGGAATGGAAATCTATGGTATTTCCCCAGATGATTCCAGATATTCATTCTATTCCTTTGAATTATTCTCTAGAAAATTGGGCAAAATAAAAATTGGTGATACAATGGCATCCCTAGTCAATAAATTAAACAAGGAAATTGATGCCGATTGTAGTGATAACATGTTAATAGTGGATGAGGCTCATAAATTAAGGACACCTATAGCGAATAATGCAAAGGGAGGATCTACCCATGCTACAATAGGGGGTGTGATTTCCCTTGCAGTGTTAAAATGTGCAATTCAAGCGAAAAAAGTATTACTCCTCACTGCTACTCCTTTTGTCAATGATATTTCTGACTTGAATAATTTGGTGGCAATGGTCAAGGGGAAATTGCCATTATCTAAAATGGATTGGACAAGGTTATTCGCTAGCAAAACTGAAAGGGGTAGGTATCTCAAGAATGTTATATCTGTATATTTTAGAGAAGAAAATGATCCAAATTATCCTAAAAGAATTGATAAAAATATTGATATTGAAATGTCTGAAAAATTTCTCAAGGAATATCTAAAATTAGAAGCGGGGCAATCCGGATATTCTGGCTCAAATGTATGGGCATTCATGTCAGGGATGAGGACAGGTTTATTAAAGATGAAAATTGACGATAAAAATAAGATTCTATATGTAGTGGATTTGGTCAAGGAAAAAAATGCCCAGGGGAAAAAGGTTGTAGTTTATTCTAATTTTATAGAATCGGGAGTAAATGAAATTCAAAGAGATTTAAATGATATTGGAATAAGGTCAGAAATTTTCTCTGGAGAAACAAAGGATTCTGATAGGAAAAAATTCGTGAGTGAATATAATTCTGATAATCTCAAGGTATTATTACTATCATCAGCGGGAGGAGCAGGTCTAGATTTAAAAGGCACAAATGCTATAGTAATATTAGATCCCCCTTGGAATGAAGCCAATTTAGAGCAAGCCATTGGTCGTGCGATAAGATATGAATCTCATGCACATTTACCTGACAAGGAAAGATATGTGGAAGTCTATCAATTATTCAATGTAAAACCCAAGGGGGCTCCTGGTGAAGAGTTATCTGTAGATAGCATGATAAAGGGTTTAATTGACAAGAAAAAGAAATTGACTAAAAATGTAGTATCTGCACTAAGAAATGTAAGTATCAATGATACTAGTGATGAACTTGTAGATGAAAAATTGTGGGAAGTAAAGCCTGAAAAGGAGAAAAAGGAAAAAACTGGAGGGAGTAAAGGAAGAAAAAGATCAAAGAGAAGAAAAAGTAGAAAATCCTCAAAAAAAACAAGAAAATCTAAACCCCGTAAAAATAGCAAAGGAAAGAAAGAGAAAACTTTGAAAGAAAAACAAACATTTTGGAGAAAAAATGATATTTTTTCATTAATATATAGAGGAGATTTAGAAGGGATAAAATATCTAGTATCATTAGGAGCCGATCTTAATGAAAGAAATGGATTTTCAATAGTTTGGGCGAGTAAAAATGGTGAATTAGCTATTGTAAAATATTTAGTAAAACAAGGCATTGATATAAGATCTGAAAATAATAGTGCGATAAAAGCAGCAAAGAAGAATGGTCATGAGGATGTTGTAGAGTATTTAATATCTCAGGGTGCAAAATTATAAATTAAAAATATTTAAGAGTTTAAATTTCTTTATAAGAATATAAAGAGAAAAAAATGTATCAAATTATCAAGAAAAATAATGGAGAACAAACAAATGACAAAAATGTGGAAAATCTTACTAGAAACCCCATTGCTACTAGTTTAGCTCAATCATATGGTTTAGCTATACAAAATGTCTCTTGGGAAGATACTGCAAGATTCAAGGGTTCTTGTTGGGGACCAAATATTTCTGACATGACACTGGAATGTAATGGTAAAAATATGCCAGTGATTAGACGGCCAAATTTAGCCGATCTAACTTGCGATGTGGGGTCTGACAATTTTTCAGTTTCTGTAGGAAATGAAAAAGGAGAAAAAGGAGAAAAAGGAAAAACAATTTCATTGAAAGAATATATAACAAATATCATGAATTATACCGATTGTAAAAGAGATGAAGGGGGTGATTTATGGCTAGAAAGAGATGAAAAACTCTTGCTATCTTCTCAGGCTTGTATTCTCCCATTAAAAGATGGTCAAGTGAATTTCTCTGTAAAACTATATAATTACCAATCATCCGACTCTGAACCTGCAGTATTAGTAATTTTAGCCAGTAGTCAAGGGACATCCTGTCAAGTTATCACAGGCAGAGATAACCTATATTTTAATGATAACGGTCAAGGATATAAATTCAAGGCAGTCAGATTAGAAGATGATCGTAAAGCTAGAGGTGTGGAAACAAAGGGAGAAATGACTATAGAAGAAAAGGCTAGAAATGTGTTATATATTTATCAGATTCCCTTGAAAATAGAGAGAAAATCAAGAGGAGCTGTTTGTTGTTTTAGCATGGGATCTTCTGCTCTTTGTAATACTAAATCAGCTTTATGTGATGCCGGGGGAGAAGAAGAGTATAGTTTGGAAAATTGTTATTTTGCATCGGATTTTCCAGATAATCGTGAGTTTTGTAGATCTACCAAATCAAGAGGATTTGATCATGCAATGATTGAAAAGGGAGAACATACAGGGAAATACAAGGGAATCGGTGGAAAAAGGCTAGTCCGCGATACAAATTATCCTATTCGTCTTACATTACAATATTACTATGTATCTGATACATGTGAAATTACAGAGAATTTAATAAAGAGTATCTCTACTCAATTAGAAAAAAGCTATACTCTTGGAGAAAACAAGGGATCATTGGTAATGGGAAAAACAGAAAGAGTCACAGAGCCTAAAGAATTACCTATTAAAAATGACACAAAATACAGTTTTTTCCAATTGAGTAATGTTGTTTAAATTCACTAAAAAATCCAAGTAAATTTTTAGTGAATTTACTTGGATTTTTTAAAACCTAAAACTTTATAAAATGATATAAAGTTAAAAACTCAAAATTAAAAAGGATAATGTTAGATATTTTACCTGTAGAAATAATATATTATATTTCTCTATTTTTAGATAATAAATCATTGTTAAATTTCTCACTGGTAAATACATGCATTTATCACATCAATATAGATATCATACGAAAAAGGTATAATTTATTTAAAAAATATTGTATAGATCAAGGTGTGGAAAAGATTCTAAAAACAAGGAATTTATCTGGAATCAAATATTTTTTATCAAATTATCCCAATAAAATATTAAATGGGAAAATGATAGAAAAATTAATAGAAATTAATGATGACAATATTCTATCTAAAATTTCCAATGGGTTTTCAATAAAAACATTTGGTATGAAAAATCACGCGATTTTATTACGTAATTATCTAAACCAAACTGATCTACCAATTTGTATTTTACCAGGTAGTTATTTTCCTAGAGATTATTCCATTAATTTTCCTATTGAATGCGCGGATTTTATATTTTGGATAAAAACTCCTTTATTATTTTCTATTGGAAAGCCACAAGAAAATACACTTTATATAGAAAATATAATTGTGGAAAAAGGAGTATCATTATATGGTATAGGAATAAAATGTAGAAAACTAACATTGTCCGGAAATAATATGATTATTGGCTGTCATATTCGTATCGAAGATGGAATACATATGGATGGCACAGGTAATATAATAAATCACAATACATTAATCCGTGAAAAATTAAAGGAAAATTTGCCTGATAGATTTTATAGATAATCCTGGACTGAAAATTGAAGAGAAAGATATTCTTTATAAAAATATAAAGAATTTAACATTTATTTTTCATGTTTTTGTGCTTCTAAAATAATATGTTCTTTTACTAGGATATGCATAGTCCTTTGTCTATTTCTCACAATTTCTGCATCTTTTTCAGCATCAATTTTATTTCTGTAAATATCATATAAAACTCCATCTATAAAGAGACTGTATATTTTGTTTGATATTTTATCCATTTTTATGTCTTGATATTTCTCTAAATCTTTTTCTCATTAATTTTACATTTTTTTTTTAAAAAATTTCTAGTAAATTAAACATAATATTTAAGGACCAATACCAATATTATGGTAGTTATGATATTGGTATAATTAATAGCAGACAATATACTTTTTCCTTGCTGATATATATTTATCATATATTCTATCATTGAAATAAATGGCCGTAGGGATTCAAAGGAAGAAATAGCATCGGCAAGATTATCTATTTTCTTCTCTATTTTTTCTGTAGAATCATGTTCTTTGATAATTTCTATAATTTCATTCTTGGTCTTTCCTGAAATTTTAGGGACATTGTAACAGGTTCCTTTTCCTCCGTTATTATATCTGATACTAAGTGTAGAATAAGAGGAGCTTGGATGTCTCATTTTTTGGTTTCTTTATATTCTTTAAATGTTTTTATTTTTTCAATTTTTCGGCTTCGCCCCTTGCAAGTTTATCTACCCTTTCATTATATAAATTTCCGTTATGTGCCTTTACCCATTTCCACTCTATTTTTTTCTCAATTGTGAGAGTGTCCAATTCTTTCCACAATTCTATATTTTTTACATCCTTGAAATTTCTAGCTTTCCATCCCTTTATCCATTCAGTTATTCCCTTTATCACATAATTACTGTCGGAATATATCACGATTTCTCTATTAGAAAAATTTTTATTTTCAATAGTTTTCAAGGCTTTTATAGCTGCTAATAATTCCATTCTATTATTTGTCGTATCTTTTCTCCCTCCTTTTCCTATTAATTTTTTGATCTTTTTTCCATTGAAATAAATGATAATATATCCAAAGCCTCCTACACCTGGATTTCCTAGACAACTTCCATCGGTATAAATCTCTATTTTTTGAGGATTTTCCATTATTTTTTAATATTTTATATTCTTATAAAATAGTTTATTCAGTTTTAATATTTTCTCAAATTTTTATAATAAATTTCATAATAAAAATTTCTCTACATCTTGTCTGCATTTTATACATTTATTTCTATTATCAGTTTTCTGTAATTTTTCACAACAATCTTTACAAGAAACTCTATGTTTGCAAGGCAAAAATATCACATTGGCTATTTTAGCATAACAAACAAGGCATTTATTATCATCGTCTAAATAGTCAGAAATATCAGAGAATTTCATAATAAATGTATTTTTTTCTATTTTCTTGTTTCCATTCATCATGATATTTAGAATTTCAGTGTGAGGCCTATTTATGGTATATCTAATGATTTCATCTCCATTATGAATATCTGCCAGCCTTTTATAACGTGTTTTTTCAGTTTCTGAAAGAGATTTCCATTTATTACTGATTACTCCTAAAATTTCACTGTTAGATAAATCAGGATTTTCCCTTTTGAACCTATTTCTGTTTTCCAATGAAAATACTATATATGCAGTCTTTTTAGCTATGCTCATTTTAATATCTCTTGTTATTTTATATTCTTATAAAATAATTTATTTGATTTTATTCTAACCATTTTTCACCATCTAATAATAGCGCTGCTATAACATAACCATGTCCAAAAGGTTTTCTAGTATCATTTAATAGAGCCTTTATTCTTTTCTCTGTGATTTTTAGTCCGGGATCATTTATACTTATTTTATTATATGGGTAATAACTTAAATTTGGATCAGGTCCATCCACCTCTATGATTTGCAGATTTTCCCCATTGTCCAATTTTTTCTTTAGTAAATGATAATCGTCTATAGATTTATAAGCCTTTATATATTCTCCGCAATAAATCATTTTTCTAGCAGTGAGGTAATCTAGCTGATCATAATCACCATTATCGTCTTCCCATAAAGAACATTTACAATTATGCCTATTTTGAAACCCTGCAGGATACCTCACTGCATATGGATTATTCATGCCTTTTTCTCTCCAGACCCAATATTCTTCTGTAGGCTCATCTTTTATTGCATGTGTTTCCGCTGGATGGCTCCAAATGATTCTACTATTAGGATATCTAGAGGACAAATGAATTTCTTGTTTATCTACATGTGGATACCATTTACTAAATTGCCATATATTTTCTAGTATTTGACCTTTGGAATTTTTAACATTATATGGTGATAATTTACCCCCAAGATCATTAGGAGAAATATGTATAAGAATATTAGTGTATCCATTCTTTTTTGGCAATGGTTTTCCTGGATAATATTTAGCTACAGATACTGACATTTCTGTCAGTATCTAATATAATTTATATTATTTTATAAGAATATAAATTATTTGATTTTATCATTATCGTTTATCGAGAAATTATATCAAGGAATTATACCTGTATAATTTATACTGTTTTTCCCAATCAATTGAATTATATATATTTTCTAGTACTTTTCTATCATGCATGTTTAATTCATATTTTCCCTTGTAATTTAGTGTATCTATCAGCAATGTATATATTTTTGGAATATTGTAATTTTTATACATTTTTTTTGGGGATTTTTCAAGATTAGACAAATAATCATATTTTTCTGGGAATTTTTTGTTTTCTAAATTTTCTGGGTAAATCCTATCCTTGATCCATTTTTCAATATTAAAATTATCAGAATTACTCATTACTATACTCTCATTTTTACTATATTTATATAATTCTCTATAAAAGTAATAAAAATATAGTAAATTTTTAGGAGGAGAGAAATCTCCATTGATATCTTTACAGAAATCTTTTACCTTGGCACAATTTTCAAATGAATAATTTTCAGTAACTTTAAACCATCCATTTTCTCTCTTGCCCTTTTCCATTGTAAATGACAATAATAATTGTATCGTTTTTATAGGGGATACCCCATCTTGATAGGGATTACCATCTTGATGGGGATTATCATCTTGATGGGATTTTCCCAACATTTTTTCATATTTACAATTTTCATTCAAAAATTGCTTTAAATTTCCCTTGCCATCCCATATATTTTTACACACATGAGATACTATATTATAAACTATAGAATAATCCCATTTTTCTAACCTGTTATTTATCAATAAAGTATTAAATGTGGAAATAATCAAGTTATATGGGTCCTGACATTCATCATTCTTTGTAGGATCAATTATATTATAGTTTATTCCCTTGTAAATCCCGCCACTTTTATTATAATCAATTATTATAGGAATGTATTCCCCTTGGTTATAAGAAATATTATATACATTTTTATATGAAATGTTATAACACACAGTTATTGGGGATTTTACTGTATGTAAAACGATATTCCAAGGGTAAAGATCATTATGAACAAAACAGCATGAATTTTGAGCTACTTTTATCGCTGATAATAATGCTATTAAAATCTTGATAATTGCTTGTAAATTTATTTTCCCCTTTTGGGTGGATCCCCTTTGGTTTCCCCTTGAAGGCATTCCCCTTGAAGGGGAAAGATAATCAAAAAATGTAATGTCTTGGATATACTCTTGGATTATTTTTTTATCTACCACCCCAAAAGTATATATAAAATTAGGTGTTTTCTCTATAATATTATTTATACATTTTTCCCCTATAAATAATTCATTTATATCATATTCTTTTGCCTTGCATTTATATATTGATTGTTCAATTAAAATATCATAACATTGAATCCTCCCAGAATTCCCTGTAATTTTCCCAATAAGAGGTATCCCTTGATAAAATGGTAAAATATTTTGAAACTGAAATTTATTGGGAATACCTATCAAAACATTTTTTCTTTTCTTTTTTTCATTCATCGCACCTTGTTTTTCCAAGAGAATTTTAGTAGGAGATTTTGGATAGGTATATCCCCCTGTGTATTTTTTGACATTTATCAATAAATCAAGAGTATATTTTAATACACTGGAATATCTCAAATTTTCATTATAAAATTTTTCACAAGCCTTGACAATTATCCCACATTTTTTAGGATGTTTTCTACACCAATCAATTTGTGTTAATAAATTTGATAAATCTTTTTTTACAGGGATATAATGAGTATATTCAATTAGTTTATCAGAGTACCACATTTTATATTCTCCCTCTACCAATAATATAATTACCCCTAGAGATAATTCTATTGATAATCTATAGGCACATGCATGTCCTTGAACATGTATAATATATCTATATTTTGATTGAGTAAAATAATCCATTGATTCTACCAAACCAAAAGGTAATTTTTCAGGTTCTATTTTTTTCAGAATTCCTTGGTCATTTTTTATCCTACAATTCCATTTAGTTATTCCCACATTTAGATAACCCTCATTTCCCTTTTGTAAACTGGCCAATTTTAATCTAGTATTATCCTCTATAGTGCATCCTCTCCCTGTAGAAGAACCTCGGAAAATAGCCAAGTCTATTTTATCTATCCATTTCACGTTATTAACGGTATCACTGGGGGCGAAAGAATAATTTCGCGAATCATGTCTAAAGAAAATAGGGGACTCTTTATTTTCCTGAGCAATTCTTGATATATCATCAGGTGTGGGGAATAATAAATCTGCAAAGCCATTTTTTATACAAGGACTAAATATGGGGGCATATCTTGAATATTTATGAGAGATTAATGGAGTATCAGATCCGTATATATCATTATATGGTTCAGTAAGATTTTCTTTTATCAAGGGAAAATCTCGTTTATTGATAAAAAACTCAATGTCAGGAATTTTCCCTGAGAATTCGGGATTGTTACACATTTTTTCTAATAGCCATTTATACTGAGCAATACTGGTATCATTTTCTGATATAGGATATTCATATCTTATCAGGTAATTATTAGCATACCATTTATTAACATTTTTATTGTAATTTTGTCCTTGGAATATTTGTGGGTCAAATTTAATGGAATTTCCCCATTCATTGGTATAATTGGCATTTGTAAAGGGAAGAAATGTCTGTAATTTTCCCTGATGAATTGATACAAAAATACCCTTTTTAAATTTATGATAGATATAGCTAAATGTATTGAAAATATCTTGACCATTTATATTATGGTAGAGTTTGGAGATTTCTTTTTCTGGGGGTATTTCCAAAGGAAAAAAAGGGGTGATAGAATATTCCTGTCTATAAATTTCTTCAAATTGATCAATATCTCCCGCATGGTAAATATCATGGGTAAAATTTTTATAACGATTATTAGTATTTTTTCTAAGAGTGCTAATTGCTTTTTCTTTGCTATCAAAATATGAATTCATTATTTATGAATTTTCTCGATATTTCTCAAATATTTTGTATAATTACAATATTTTTAAAAGAATTTAAAAATTATCAGTTTTATTTTTCTATCATTATTCATTTTTGCAAATTATCGTCATATACTGGAAATGATATAACACCCCCGGCAAAATTTACAGTTGCTTTTTTTCCATTTATTTCTGTATAAATTTTATATGGTACTTTATTAGCATATAATAACTCACAATTTATAATATCTTTAGCATCCCTAAAATGTACCTCCAATATAATATCCATACATTTAATTGTATTTATGGGGAAAAAATAACTATTAGTATTAATATCATTTGGTCTCATATTGATTCCTATTGTATCTCTATATAATAGTATTTTATAACAATTTTCACCAAAGAGTTCTTCTTCTTTTTTTGAAAATATTTTTCCATCTCTTTTCTTATAATTTATAGAGTTTACAATACTTGTAAATTCTGAATATTTTTCAGAGTCGTTAACCCTATGAATATATTCACTATTATCACAAGAGGCAATTATTATACCATCCGCCTTCATTTCTACGTTAAATGGAGGAAAATCAGAATAAATATAAATCATTGCTAGAAATTGATTTTTATTTTCTAGCCCATTTGGAATTAAAAAAGATGCTATTTTTTCTGTTGGTTTAATATACAGATTCATATGCATTTTTATTAACTTGCTTTCAAGTGTATATCTAGGGGAATTTTTATTGGTATCCCCAGTAAGATAAAATTCTGTAGTCATTTTATGTTTTCTTTTTTAGGCATTTTTTTAAATCATTTTATATTGAATATAAAATATTTGTTTAGTTACAATTAAACACTATTCTATCTACAAGTTTCGGTATTCCCGGCTCTTGAGAAAAATCATGGTTTTTATAATATTCAATTGGCTCAGGGAATCCCGCTGCTCCATGGCTCACTCTCATTACAGTCTTTTTTCCATTAATTTCCGTATAAATATCGTATATAGGTAAATGATCTGCATATATCAATTCACAGCTTGTTTTACCGACATTCAATAAATTTTCTCTAAAAAAAGCTCTGACTTTAATTTCATTATATTTTACATGATTTACGGGGAAAAAATAACTAGTTGTAGAAACGCCCTTTGGTCTATGGTGTAAATTAGGTGTGTCTCTATATAACAGTATTTTGTAACAATTTTCTCCATGAGGTTCATGTCTTTTGGGAAATTTATCGGGATGAAATCTACTATCATTTACAAATTCAGAAAAAACATCGTTGGGGAGATTGGCTAAAACAATAGAATTTTCTGTGCATTCTGCAAATATCATGTCATTTAAAGTCATTTGTACCTTGTATGGCTTGCTGTCTGAATGAATACAAATCATTGATAGATATTGATGATTGTTTGACACTCTAAAAGTTTCCACTGATTCTTCATCACATTTGGAATGTCCAAAATTTGGCAATGGATATTGAAAATCACTGGTGAGAATATATGTGGGGGAATTCAAGCCTGTATCTCCTTTTAATTGAAAGTTCATTTTTCTTTTACCTTTTATATTTTTTAAAATGTTTAAATAGTTTTTTTTTTCACATTACCTCCTATTCACATTTCTCCTCCCCGATGCCGACGCTTTTCCCTTGCCTAAACTAACAGTACTTGTAGGATGAGAATATAATGCTCTTTGTTGTTGAGCCATTTGTTGAGCGTATGCGTTTTGCGAAGCCATTTGAGGAGCCATTTGTTGCGGTCCTCTTTGCTGTTGAGCCAAAACCTGTTGATGTACCATTTGCGATACTCTTTGTGGAGGTTGTCTAGGAATCATTTGCTGTTGATTCATCATTTGAGGAGCCATCTGCGGAGCCATTTGCTGCTGTTGATTCATCATTATTTGCTGTTGTTGATGCTGGTTCATCATTTGCTTTTGTTGAGCCATTTGAGCAGCCATTATTTGCTGTTGAGATGGTCCTTGCGGGCCCCTTCCCTGAGATCCTCTTTGCGGAGGTCCTTGGGGAAATCTTCCTTGTTGGGCCATTTGCGGAGCCCTTTGTTGTTGCTTGGCAAATGGATTTACATTTTTTCTGGGTGCTGATTTATAATTTTCATATGGTATATCTGGATATGCAATTTCCCATTTTTTATAATGTTTTGTACTGTTTCTAATATCTCCCTTTTGACCAGGCTTTAATTCCTCTTCAGGATATGCATCATCAAAATTCAAGTAACATTTCTCATCATCATCGTCTCCATAAAGAGGAGTCCCAATTGTGGTATATTCAATTAACACACCATTTTCATCATAATGACCTTCTTCAATTTGGGGCTGCTGTTGTTGAGGTATTCCCCCTTGGGATTGTTGAGGAATTTGTTGTGTAAATCTCTGGGATAAATTATTACATACTTGGATCGCAAATTTTTGTATTTCACTGGCTTCAGGGGGTCCTTTGTATTTCATATATGGCTTGTTATTAACGTAAAATATAATGTAGGGTACATATTCGATTGGATTCTTGGTAAATGTACTATCTTTTATCACTTGCCTTGCTTTCCCTATATTTACCATTGCAAATGAGCATTGCCCAATCATACCTGTTAATTTCTTGAAAATTGGTATTAATTTTTTACAGTATTGACATTGTGTAGAATAAAATAGGACTAGTACTGGACCATTAATTTTGGTACATAACATCTTGTTTCCATTATTATTTTGAGAGAGGAAAAAATCATTATCCCCTGCAAATAGTAATCCACTCATTTTTTATTCTTATTTTTCTAAAAAAATCGAAATTGTTTAAGCATTTTTATTTTTTGGTTTTTATAAGAATATAAAAAACAAAATTTTCAGCATTTTGCATTAGAAAATTTATTAAAAGGGTAATTAACGTCCTCTATCTGATATTGCCTATAATTCCAGGGGTTATTATCGTATGGAGATCGTTGGAGATTTACACTATAATTTGGGTATGGAAGTGGTATATTTTTACAGTATCCTTTTCTAATATTTCCATTGGTATCAAATCCTTGTGAAGAACACGGACAAGCATTCCTTTGTCTGACAGGGCCTAATTGTAATAGATTATTTACCTTGTAAAAACAAGGACAATTATTGGCTTGTTTTTTATTATTCATTTATTTACCAATGAATATTTCAAATATTTATCAATGAATATTTGAAATATATTTCAAATAATTTAAACACTATAAAATTGAATAAAATCTTTTAGAGTTGTATATCATATAGATAATTCTATAGAAATACAATATAAAAATATAATAAAAAAATGTCACTACCATCGAATCTAACCTTTGATAAATTAAAAGGGTTATTAATAGGAGGGGCTTTAGGGGATGCTTTAGGGGTACCTCATGAATTTAGGCATTTGAAACATAATGTATATACGGGAAAGCTAGAATATCAAGCATATACTTTTAATAGATTTACCAAGCAAAAAACATATATGGATATAGGTCAAGTATCCGATGATACTGAAATGAGCATGTGTCTATTAAAATCTATAATAGAAACAATGAGAGAAAATCCTAATGGGAATCCCCCAATCGTATATTCCCCTGAAAAAACGGTAATGAAATATATAGAATGGGCCAATTCCGGAATGTCATTCATGGGTAGAAATACCAGGTATCTATTCAAGGGTATAAAAACCTATAACGGATATCTGTCTAGATTTAACAAAATGGAAAACCCACAAAATGCCCAATCCAATGGGGCTTTAATGAGATGCGGAATATTATCTATTTTTTCTATATGCCAAGGAATTACAGGGAATGAACTGTTTAAAATTATAAAAAATGACTGTTATCTGACAAATCCTAATAAAATTTCTCGAATGTGTAATAGGATTTTGATAAAAGGAATTTTCTATTGTTTCATGCAAAGAGAAAAAAGTGATATAATTTCCAAAATTTCACAGTGTACTGAACCGGATATTATTAACGCTTGGAAAAATGAGAATCTGAGAGTAGATGGAAAAAATAAAGGATGGTGTGTATTCGGCCTTGTTTTGGCTTTTAAAGCCCTGGAAAAATTTGATACATTTAAAGAGGGAATTGACTGGATAATTAATCAAGGAGGAGATACTGATACAAATGCTTGTATAGGTGGGTATCTATTAGGAGCGTATCATGGCTTTGAAAAAATGTATTCGAATAACAAGGAAAATATCGATATTTTATATGAATGTGAAACTGTAAACGCCACTAATCCAAGACCTAGAAAATATTGGGTAAAAAGTGCATTGTGTAATTTTGATATTTCCGCGTTAATTTTAGAACTGAAAAAAATAGGAAAATTGAGGTGTGAAAAAGAAGAATAATGAGAAAATCAAATAATCAGGAAAAATAACCAATAAATTTTATAATGATATAAAATTTTTTCTTTTATATAATACACTGTCCATTTTTCCTATAAAAATATATTTTGTGATTTTTCCCTTTTTTTTCCTTTTCTTTATACGGTAAATAAAATACCTTGAAAATAGCTTCTTTTCCCTGATAACTATAATTATTAATAATTTTTATATATTTAATAGGGGTGTATATATTTCTCTCTTGGATCAAATCATATTTACTCTCTATATATTTCACTGTATCATTATCCAATAAATTTTGACTATTTATCCAGTCCTTGTTAATAGAAATTATATATAACCCTTCTAATGAAGCTAAAATATGAAAGAATGTCCCATAATTATAAAATGATATTAAAAAGGCTTTATAATCGCTACAAGATGGCCAAGCATATTTTGTATCATTATTTATATATGCAGAAAATGGGTGTGTATGAAAATTATATTTACAAGGGGCAATTTCAGCATCTTCATCCTTGTTATATTTTATTTGAGATTCATCTAGTGAAAATTTAAAGGTTGGAATTTCTTTTTTTTCTTTTTTGACGCCGGGCCCTCCTTTGACGCCGGGCCCTCCTTTACAGTCGGAATCCCTAATATAAAAACACCCCGATATTTCCTTTTGAGAAATTTTTCCATTTTTACCTATTTTTGCACCTCCTGATTCTACCATTTCTTTTAATATCAATTTACTCTTTTCAGATATTCGCATATAAAAATAGCAAAATTTAAAGGTTTTTAATTTTTGATACAAACTCAATTTCCCCCATAAAATATTGAAATCTCTATTTTTAGGAATGAGATTTTCTTTTTCTTTTTTATCATTTTTTATCAAGAAAATATCCTCTCTCTTTGTAATTGGAGAAATAATATCAAAATCGTTAAACCCTAATTTAGCTAAAATTTTTATATTTTTTTTCTTTGTTTCCTTTGGGCCTTTTGGATCAGATAAATGGTAATATAATACTATATTTTCATTGAATATCCCATTAAAAGAATTTATCAAGATTTTCAAAGTAAAATAATCATTATAAAATAATATATCTGTTTCTACTGTTTTTCCCTTACACAAAAATATCATACATCCATCCACATTATCTATAAATTTAGGGGTATTTAGTAATGAAAATTTTTCCTTTTTGAAAAATGTGAACATTTCATTGGAAACACAAAAGGTAATTCCCTTGCTATATTTATTTGATTTATCAAGAGATTTAAATAGAGTAGTTAAATTTCCTGTTTTTTTATATAAATTTCCAAAGTCATATTTTTCTCTATAAAATACAGAATAATCAATGGTTAATGGTATTGACATTTTTTCTATTGATAGTATTGTTCCTATTGATCTTATTTATTGTATGGGATATTTTTTTATATAATTTTCAAGCTTATTTTTAATGATAAAATGATCATTTACAATTTTATTGATTGGATTGTTAATCCAATCAGCTTTAGGATTGCTTCCCAATCCCAAAAGAAAATTAATACTGATAAAACTGCTATTTTCACTTGCGAAAAAAATATAATTTTTATCATATTTTTCACAAGTGAAATTATCTCCAGAATTATCACTGAAATCTATGTTAGATATATCAAGAAAATAACCCACTAATTTCTTTTCTTTTTCTGTATCAAATTTATTATGTATCATGTCGTATAATGGATCATATGTAATTTCAATTGTTTCAAAACCTGATCTATAATAATATACATTTGCTTTTCTTAAAAAATATTGATTAATTTTTTCAAACATTTTTTCGCTTGTATATACTATAAAATTTATACAGGGAGAATTATCTGTAGATACCGATTTATAGGTAATTTTGCATAATTCTATATTATTTATAAATAAATTTTGCACATTTTTTTTCAATAGATATTTTTCTATTTGTTTTCTATTAAAAAAATATATACAGTTATTTTTAGAGAAAATATCAATCAATAATTGTATATTAATTTTCTTGGAAATTAAATCTATCAATTCAAGGGGTATCATTTCTATTTAAAATTTCTATTTAAAATACAGTTATTTTTTTAAATAGATTTTATTAGATTTTTATCAGATAATAAATGGGTAGTAATGAAAATATTAATGAGAATATTGATAATATTTACCAAGCAGAATTTTCCATTCTTGAAAAGGAATTTCTCTCTGATTCTCAATTGAATACTGAATTGAAAAAAATATTGCCAAAATTAAATAGACAAATATTAGAAGCAAATTTACGCTATAAATATAACTGTCCAAATGTAATGACTGCTATAGCGAAAATTATAAAGGGAATTATATCCAAGTATTATACTGAAAATATACAGCTAGATAAATGGATAACGGATCTAGTACAAATAGGAGTACCTTCTACAGAGGGAATAGCATTAACAGGAGGAATCAGATTTGTTTCTAATGCATTGGTAGTTAAAATATCCAATAATCCCAAGAGTAATACATTGGTTCATGAATACTTTGTGGGAAGTGTATTGAATACTCTAAGAAATGCAACCCCTAATTTCATGTATGTATTTTCAGGATTATCATGCAATTTACCTACATTGAATAATCAAAAACAGTTAATTGGTTTATGCTCCCAAAAAGGTACAGTAAAATACTTGATATCAGAGTTTGTAGACGGTTCTCCCTTGGAAAAATTAATAATTGATAGAGTGATTGATACCGACAGGCTTATAAAAATTATCCTCCAAATTTTATTAGCTTTAAATGTGGCTTGGAATAAATATAATTTTGTTCATCAGGATTTACACTTGAAAAATATACTAGTCAGGAGGTTACGCCAAGAAACTATATTTTCGTATCCTGTCTTTAATGAAAAAGATCCCGGAAAATCTGTATATATTATTTCCGACTATTTACCAGTGATAATTGACTATGGCCTTTCAAGACTATCATTTGAGGGTCAAGATTTTGGCGTATCAGAAATGCCAGAGTATGGAATTTCTATATACGAAAAACATCCAGGTATAGATATCTATAAATTATTATATTCTACTATATCTGTACTAACTATATATAATATCCCTGATAAAGATAAATTTACATCTGTTTTCAGACCAATGCTCTATATAATGTCAGAAACACAGGAAACTAAAAATTACTTGCTAGATCAAAATCTGGGAAAATTTATAAATTTTGGCTATCCTTATAAAAATGACTCGGGAATGCAAAAAATTACAGTAATGAATGTTTTCAAATTTTTAGAGGAAAATAATCCAGAGATATTAATTCCCTTGGAATCTGTACCTAGAAAAGGTTTTGTAAATTTCTTGGAAAAGTGTTTCCCCGAAAAGGGGGATTCTAATGATATTTTCCTAGAGTTATTCTCTCCCCCTAAATCAGGTCCGTGTTCAGGAAATGATTGGAAAGGACTAAACCATGATTTCAAGGATATTTACGGAAAGCAAAGATATTGGTTTGATTGTGGTAAATTTATATTTGATGGATTATTTAATATAGTGGAATTTCCAGAGGGAATGAGTCTATATCATGGTAGTCTTCCTCTTTCATATTACAATAATGAGTATCCATTGGGATTGGAATATTACTCTACTGAAAAGAATGAAAATAAGAATAAACTATCCAATACTGAAAAGGGGGTTTTGAAAAACCCAAAAATCCCTGAAAATGAAAAGAAAAAAATATTAAAATCTAAACAGCCAGTGGGTATAAGCTATTATGGGGAATACTCTTCGGCTGTACAATATTCATCAATGGGAAAAATTGGTGAAATTACATGTGGAGGAAATTGTATTAATGCATTTATCCTTACTAAAAAGATAAAAATGGTAAACCTATATGATCCCTTTAATTTATATGTATTATTGACTCATGATTATATAGGGGAAAAAGCGCGAAATCTTTTAGCTAAAAAATATAACATTGGGACAATTGATAATTTTATAGATTTATATGAAAAAATTTCTTTGCCAAAGGGAAATGTCAAGGGAAGAGTAGATATATCTTCACAGCCTTTTGAACAATTGCAACAAGCCTTTACTCCTTTTAAAAGATTTATATTAAAATCCAAGAGAAGTACACTAAGAGAAGATAACTATCTAGTACCAAGGGAAATAATAAAGGTATTTAATGAATTGGGATATTCTGGCTTTGTAAATCCAAAAACTCCCTCTACGAATAATGAGGAATTGATAAATGTATATCTCTCGGAATTAGTATTTGGGGAAAATGTATTGGAATTTATCTCTAGAGATTTTTCCAACCCACTAGACTGGCAATATGTGGATAATTCTAGATTATTTGGAGAGATTGGGAAATTAGTATTGGAATACCAAAAATATAAAACCACAAACATTGACTTTCATCAAGGAGATTTATATCAACACTCTATATGGACTGCATTATTTACTCAAAAACAATTTGATGAAAATTCTCCATGGGTGCAAGGGATTTTACCTACTGAATCTCAAATGTTGATAATGGCTGGATTTTTACATGATATTGGCAAGGCCGGTGATTTGGTATATACATTCTATGATAAACAAGATCACCCAGAAAGGGGCTATGAATATCTAATTGGGGAAAAGAAATTTTATTACCTGGACCCTAAAGGAAAGAATGGGGAAAAGGGAAAAAATGTGAGAAAAGTATTAGACATTCCTGAACTATTGAGAAATGTTAATATTTCTAGGGAAAATGTGTTGATAATTGCCTTTATAATAAAAACTCATTGGGAATTTGGAAATGCTATCAAGGAATTACATGATAATTTAGATAACCTTTTAGAAATTGCAGAAAAATATAAAAATTATTTGGATAGAAATATCTCTATTGTTTTTTCTGGAAAAATAAAGAGAACAGAAGTTAGGGAAAAATTATATAGATATGCTATGCTAATTTCTGTTTGTGATATAATGGGCTCGTCAGTATATATAGATACTGATAAATTTGTCAAACTATCAGAAAAACTAAGAAATGACCCAGGATTAACTGTTAATAATTTGAATACATATTTACGTAATTTTCCATATCTCACTAACAAGCCAAAAAATCATAGAGGTAGCGATAATTATACACGATTTAATGTAGAGAAAAAAGGCATGGCGATAAGGGATAAGATATTGTTATCAAATTTCTATTACTCGTCAGAGGAATATAGCAGTTCAGATAATGAAGTAGAAATGGAGGAAATTCAGTAATGAAAATTAAAACTGAATTTAACTAGAAAAATTTATAGAGATTTACCTATCTACAAGATATATCTATATAATCTCCATACAATGGAATTCGGCACATTCACAGGACAATTAACATATGAAGAAAGTGAATGGGATCTAAAGGGGAAATTATGCCTTAATTGTGGTATAAAGCATGGTTATGGTACATTCAACTCACTAGAGATAGGGAAATACTGTAATATATGCAAACCCTGTCTATATATATTGAAATTTCATAATGGAGAAAATGAAAATAATGGAAATATGTGCAAATATATTCTTTATATGCACCCAAAGAGAAATAGTATAGAATATCGACATTTAGCTGATTATTGGGCTAAATGTCGATATCATTTTAATAGGAATTTTTCAGAAAATGCAGCATTATTATATCCCTTTCACATTTCCTTGACATCTTGGATGAATCAAGAAATGGCTGAAAAAATCAGGGTGATATGTAGAAAGGAATTTTCAAAAATGGGAGTTATATCCGATCTGAAAAAATTCTATTACCCAATGATCAGAGATTCTCCTTTTTTGGGGGTGGGATTTGTATCAGAAAACCTTGAAAAGAAAATTAAAAAATTCAAAGGTTTTCCAATGAAAAATGGAATACATTTGACCCTTTATCATTTTCCCGGGATCATTCGAGAATCATTTGAAAGTAAAGCAGACAGTATTTTAAGGGCTAATAAATTACTAGATTTACCGCCTTTAAATACATGGTCAGATGAATTCACTGTAATTTTATGGAAAACTGATAATTGTAAAAAATGGAAAATTGTAGAGGAATTTTAGTTTTTATCATTATTTTTTATATATCCAATATAAAAAATTTCACTCCCATTCACTTTCTCCTTCAGAATCACCTTCTTGGTCTTCCCTCATTGCCTTTCGTCTCTTTTCCATTTGTTCCGATAATAATTCTTGCATATTTTTCTTTATTGCTATACATTTCTTTTCTGCATGAGACCAAATATAACCCTGATCACATTGTTTTATAACAGGGGGTTTTAATAATTTTTTTCCCTTTATCAATTCATTATAATCTTGTCCTCTTTTCCCCAATGTAAAAGGCCTTTCGGATAAGGGCCTTTCAGATAAAGGTTTTCCAGGCTTTAATTTTATATTGGATATCTGACTTAGCAGATTTTCTTCTCTTTTTTGTTCTACAGCTTGTATTATTTTTTTCTCTAATTGTTCTACTTGTTTTTTAGGTGCAGGTAATATTGGTGGGGGAGGAGGTATTCCCTTTTTTGGAGACATTTTTCTCTGTTTCTTTACCTTTTTTGGGGAAAATTCATCATCACTCATCGCATCATAAAACTCTTCATCGATATCCATTCCCGAAGCCTTTTCTACTATATATTTTCCTAATTTTTCAGTATCATTTTTTTTCGCAGATTTCACAACTATTATTTCTCCTTGTTTTTCTGCTGTTTTTATAAAGGGGGCAGGAATAATATTTGGAAGGTAATTTATTTGCCCATTCGATTGGATAATACCTACACCATTTCCTGCCTTGTCTTTTACTATCCCTGGGGACATTTCTAGGGACTTTCCTGAACCATTTAAACAATATACAGAATCCCTATTATTTTCGCAAAATTTTGAAATGAATGCTTCTATATTTTCTCTAGAGTCATTTATACATATACAATTTGCATTAGAAATTCTATCTAATACAGTATCGACTTGGACATTTTTAGGTACCTTTATATATTCTTCTCTAGCCCTTTTTTTCCCTCGAGGAGTAGGTGTTTTTCTCTTGGTAATAATAGAGGGTGTTTCTGCTATTTTTTTACTCCTTAGTAACATTTTTTCTAATTTATTTTCTAATGTATGTAAAAAGGATCTTTTATTGTATCAATTTTTCTAAAATATCCTTTATTTTTTGTGAAACATCCTTTTTTAATACTCCATTTTCCTTGTCAAAAAAAGAAGGTTGAATTATATTGATATCACAGCTATCTTTATTGGCTTGAAAATTTGCTTTAAAATTTTGTTGAAAATCATCAATATTTTCCTTGATCACCATTTCTGTTGCAAGGGCAATTCTGGCTAAAATTAATGTGATACTATACATTTCCATGAAAATTGAATCTGGAATAGCCCTAGTTGTATCAGGATCAAATAAATAGAAATTATCACTAAAAGAATCAGATAATATTTGTCTCGATTTTTTATAATTTTCATCTATTAAAAAATCTAGGATATATTCCTTGACATCGTCATCTCTTGATGCATGATATACTCCCCCTATCACCTTGGCTATATCTTTACTCCCTATCAATTTATTACATTGAGAATATCTAGTACATAGATCAGAATCTAGAGTGACATTTTTCTCCAATGATTTTGAGTATGATCTATCAAAATCATAAATTAATACTTTTAATCCACAATCTACTGTATAAACTATTTTCCCCATTATATATACAATTTTCTCTTTATTAGGTACTAGCCATATATTTCCCAAATGCAAGTCATTATGAGCTGTTTGAGATAAATTCAAAGTATAGATAGCCACACACACTTGAAAAAGTATAGCACCGAGAATATCAAAGTCATCCCACTCCCAATTATTTAGCCAATCTTCAAAGGATACTGTACCCTGGGGTATTGCTTCATTTACTAATATCCCTATTTTTTCGGGGGAATATTTCTCTCCTTTAAAATCCCCTCCATATTCATCAATGATATTATTTACATTTCTTTGATTAGTTTCCTCTTCAAAAAAGGAAAAATTATACATTATCATTGTAGCTAATCTAGCCTTTTTTTTAACCATTATATCACCATTTTTTAATACTACTTTTCCATGCAATAAATTTACTATAGCATCTGTATCACATTCTCCTGAAGAGAGGTATCTGATAAAATTAGTGCAAATATGATTATCAATTAACGGCCTTATAATTTCTTTATAAACTTTTATTTCATATTCAAGGGCTATAGCACTGTCATTTTCCTTGTTTATAGCAAACCACTTCATAAACCCATAATTAATTGGTTTTCCCTCATAATTAGTATTTGGCTTAAATTTCAGTACTAATCCTTCTGAAGGGGAAGAAGAGTTTTTTGTTATACCTTTTACTGATTCAACACAGCGATATACATTACACACATATTTTTTACTAGATAAATCTGAGCAAGCGCTCCCCATTTATTTGTTGGGATAAATAGCTTTTAAAAAATTTATAAAAAATGTAATTTTATAAATACATTTTTTTTTGATAAATAAATAGTATAAATTTTTGATAAATATTAAAAATAAATATTAAAATAAATAATGACTACACAGGTTTTTAAAATAGCAAGGACTTACCCAGTCTTTCAATATCAAAATTGGATCTCTCAAACAGAGGAATTAATAGAGACAATTCCTCAAGAGGACAATGTGCTCTTTTGGGGCGCCAAGGGCAATGATCTCACCGATGACACTGCTGCTTTCAATACCGCTTTAACTAATCAGTGTCCCATCTATGTTCCCGAGGGTACTTATCTCATTGCAGGAACCATTACAATCCCTGCAAATCATGAGTTAATTGGCATGTGTAAATTTGGATCTATTCTTCATTTTACGGGGACTGCGGCTCAATATGATTGTATAATTATGAATAATGTATGTAGCATTTCTAATTTAACTACATTATATACCGGTGGTAATCTCACCACATCAACGGCCGTATCCTTGATTGGGGGAGGGTCTTCAATAAATAATTGTCTTATTGGACCTAGTTTATCGGAAACCGAAACCGCTTTTGGTATAGGTTTTGATGCAGCTGTTTCGATAAATACCATCACAAACAGTACCGTACATGGTGTTATCAATGGTGTTAGATTCACCGCGGCAGCTTTCAGAGTGAGATTCTCAAATTGTCTCATCAATTGTGGTACCGCTGGAACCGCTGCAAATTTCACCAATGGAGGGACACAAAATACAGTGATAAATTCTTTTTTGAGAGGAAATGCAGGAGCGACCACTGGTATTGACACAGGTGCTTCAGGTTTGACATCCATGGGAAATAACTATTCAGTTACGACACCCGTGACAGGTGCAGGACTATTACTGTCTACTATATTTGACAATGTTTCCACGGTCGGTGTGAACACCACTGCTTTTTACAATGTTGATGGTCTTCAAGTGATTTCCAATCGTATTACAGGTTATACTTCTACTACAGGTGCTTCCGTACCTGCTCGTACATTGGCTACAGGGGACAATACTGCAGCCCAATTGACAAACTTTTGTAAACAATTGCTTGCTGATTTAAACACGCACGGATTGATAACAGCCGTGATAACACCCTGAGCTTTGATTTTGTGTTCATATTGGCTACGAATGAAAAATTTCTTTATACAAAATTATAAAGAAAAATATAAAAAACTTATATACAAATTATCTCAAAATATTGGTATTTTAAGCGCCAATCAAACCATGTGTGAGCATTGCTGATTTCATTGCATTAACCACTGCAGCCAAAGCCTGTATATTTGGATCGGTAGCTGTTATAGTAGTTGCATTCACATTTGTGGCTGCATTCGCACCCGTGACCGATACACCCCAACCGGCAGCTCTGGGTCCTACTACTTGAGTAGCAGAAACATTGTAAACTCCAGTAGTATTTACAGTTCCGTTTGTTGGTTCTACTGAAAAACGTGTAACTCCCGCTCTATCCGCTTGGATAAATGCACCTGTACCTCTTGCAGCTATCAATTGTAAAACATTGCTATTTCCACTTGATATAAATGAATTATTCATAATAGTATTCCATGCTGATGTTGAACCACTCTGCATAAAATAATTTAAAGGGATTGTATTGGAATTATTTGAAGTAACATATGTAGCAATACTACCATTTCCAGAATTATCATAAACCCCATTAGGAACGCTTTGCAATTGATTAATAGTTGTGGAACCACCCGAAGGGACGCCAGTTATGGTTTCGCCATATGTAAAGGGTAAAACCGAGGATTTTGTTGAAAGTGATAAAGTAGTGGCTGAAGGTATAGCCACCACAACTGCGGTGATAGCACTAGTCCCTCCGGTAATGACATCACCAATTGCAAATGATGCTGATGCGGCCACAAAATATGTTTGTAAAGTATCTTGTGCTTTATATTGTCCATTTATCGAATTTAAAAAAGCCCCTTGGTTTAACAGACCTTTTGTCCCTTCAAAACGGCATCCATAAAAGAAATACGCGGTCAATGTAGCTAGAAATGCAGAAAACATTGTAGCGGGTCCCTCCAATGTTGTGTTGAAAAATCTATTATAATTACCATACGTTCCATTGATTAAATATGGAGTCAAAGCATTACCTATAAATCTACCTCCCTGAAATGTATTTTCATTGCTATAACCTGTACCGGTAGCAGCAATAGTCAATGGATAGTTGGTAATTGTGGGAATATTGCTAGTGATCATTAAATTTTGATAAAGATTATACGCAACACGCTGAAGATTTCCAGGAAAGAAATATAGACCATTTTGAGCTGAAGATTGGATAAAAATATTTTCCCAATATCCTCCGGCCATGTTATATACAATCACAGCACTGGAACTTGCCACACTTGTTATTCCATCAGCATCTACAGTCATATTACACCAAACAAGATTGGGAGGATTAGCTGTAGTGGTACCACCAATGGTTATCGCTGGATGTACTGTACTACGAATAATGGTATATATATAATTTTCTCCACAAATTGTGATATCATCTTCTATAATCAATGTGGCTGTAATTAAATAGATACCTGAAGGAAAAAATAATTCCCCCCTCAAGTTTGCAGTTATAGCTTCTTGAATTGCTACAGTATCATCTGTGATACCATTACCTTTGGCGCCCCAAAATAATACATTGGTAGGTTCTGGTACGGTGTCTATTAACTCCTCTGTTTGGGATATCCAATTTTGATATTGCCTTATTGGATATGTTCTACTTATTTTAAATGTTTGTGTAGTCATTTATTTATTATAATGAAAAATATTAATGAAATTTTTTATAATGAAAAATTATAAAAAATTATAAAAAATTTAATGAAAATAGAGATTTTATATACTCTTTATCAATTTTCCCTTTTTTCCAAGGTATATTTATAGTATCATTTTTGATTTTTTCTATACTCCAGGTATAACCCCTGGAGTATACCTTTTTATATTTACACAGTTCCATTGCTATATAAATTCCTGTATATTTATCAAGGATGAAATCCTCATTTGGAACCAATACAATTGTAGCACTACTAATTTTAAATGGAGTCTCTTGATAATAAGCCAATCCAGCCCCTCCATCTCCGCTAGTTATTAATACTATATTATTTCCAGAAAATGTAGAGGAATCAGAATCCCCTATTCCTTTTACTCCATTATTGTTATTTTTAGCTGAAACCAAATTTATTTTTTCAGAAAATTCAAAATTTTCAACATACGGTTCTACAGGTTTTTTCATTATTGAAAATAGTTTGCTAATTTTAATATTTTTAAATACGGGTATTTTTTCATTTACAATTTCATTCATAATTTCATTTTCCCTATTCATTAAATTTATAATGGCTGTATGGTACTCTATTTCTAGCAATTTTTTCTGTAGTTCAATCCTAGAAATGTCCATTACTACATTTTCCCCTGTTTCTAGCCAATCACCTTTTAATGATATTTCATGTAGAAAATCCTCATTTTTTAGATCATTATATAATTTCTTTTTACAAGCTGAATAATTTTCACCTCTGATTAATCCCTTTCCCCTCTTTATTTCAAAGCCATCATTTGAATAATCTATGATTTTCACTAGATCATCAGATGAATGACCATGTTTATCTTTTTTTAACAATAAAATACATGTCGATACACCTGCTGTAGGATAGAATAATTTATCTGAACATTTAATGATAGTCAATACTTTGCTTATTTTCGTTATTTCCTCTCTTTTCTCACAATGATTTTTTATATTAGAAATTGGTATAATACTGCAGGCCAACCCACCTTCTTCTATACTCTCTAATTGTTTATAGACAAAATCTATTTCTCTATGCGTCTTTATTCCATAGGGAGGATTAATGATGCTTTTTGTAGCATTAAATTCTATATTAAAACAATCTTCTTTATGAATATCGTATTTTTCCTTGCAAATTTCTCTCAAAATCATATTACAGTGTAATAATGTAAATAATTTTTGCTGATATTCGCATGCTATAATTTTCCTTGGTTTATATTTTTCAGCTTGTAAAACAAAACTCCCTGTACCTGAACAAAAATCAAGGATAATATCACTATCATTTATTTCTAATAATTTATTCATTATTTTTACTATATGATGAGGAGTGAGGACTATACCTAGACTTTTGCTATCTGTATTATAATACCTTACAAATTCTCTGTAAAAAACGTTTATTAGATCCCCCTTGTTTCCCTGAAAATCAACAGTTTTTTTCACCATGTTAATAATGCTTAGAAAATGAGTATTATTTTTATCTGTTTTTAGGAAATAAAATGAGGAAATGTCTATATCAAAATCTTTGAGGGATTCTTGTAATAAATCAAAGACATATTTTTTACTATCATAATTTTCCATAATTTCTCTAAAAGAGGGTTTTTTAAGGGCAATCAATATAATTGCTATAAAAAATGGTTTATCTTCATTACTGATTTTTGTGTTATCCCTTATATAATTATGGATGCTATGAATACTCTTTTCCATTGTGGTTTTTCTTAGATTGTAACAATTGTTTAAATTGAGATTAATATCATGAGAAAGATTTTCTTGATAATATTTTTCCAATAATTTAGAAATTGTGATTTCTATCTCACGAAAATCCTCATTATAAATTATATAATTTGTATCGCTTACAAAGGCAATAAAATAAATTTCTTTACATTCTAATTCCGACTTTAATTTGTCAATATTTGATCCATATTTTTTCAATTGAATTTTAGCCTTGTTAATACCTACTTTTTCCGACTTGCATTCTATGATTATTAAAAGGCCTTTTTTATATATTACTCTATCGGGTATTCCACATATATATTTTGATAGTACTGTATTGCTCAGAGAATAGTAAATATAACTAGAATAATTTTGCTCAAAATTTTCTAATAATTTTGAGAGTGAATACTCTGATTTTTTCTCCATGATATTCCTTATAATTTTTTTTATATTCTTATAATTATAGATAAATTTTTAGAGAAAATTAATTT